GATTTTATGAACGATGAAGCACCTGATGAAGTTCGTAATGCGTACAATGATGACGAAGAAAGCGACATTGTAAAACAATACGAGCATGAAGTCTTCGCAGATACTCCTTGGGCAAAAGAATTCGCGCTCACAAAAGGGATACTCACTCCAGGTCAGCTTAACGCGCTTCAAAAAATTAAAGATGCCTATGCTACAGGTGAGATAGACAACGATGACGATTATCTTGATAGGCTCACAGATTTTATGAACGATGAAGCACCTGATGAAGTTCGTAATGCGTACAATGATGACGAAGAAAGCGACATTGTAAAACAATACGAGCATGAAGTCTTCGCAGATACTCCTTGGGCAAAAGAACTCACAAGTACAGGCAGTACAAAAAAGGAGCTTGGCGACGCTGAGGACAAAACAACAATTTCAGATTCTCGTGAAAAGCGTATCGCTAAGATGAAGCGTTCGTGGGGTAAAACAAGAACACAGAAACAGCTTGAGGGAGAAAAAGAACGTGACGACCCGAGAGCTGGTGGTGAAGTGGTCGGCCCAGGTGCTACAGTGTCAGATGCTACTATGAAAAACATACTTGCAGCATTAACAAATCACAGGTTTTAACATATAAGATAATTGGAGGATTTATATGATTACACAGAATCAGTTGGAAGCACTTTCAAAGCAGGTGTTCATCACAGACTACCTGCTCAATGGACTTTTCCCTTGCCAGTCGGATGTCGTAAGGCTTATCCGCAACAAGAAGCGCAAGTGGGACTATAACGACAAATTTGAGTACCGCATGCTCTTGTCGAACACGAACACAGGTGGTTCATTGAACTCACAGGTGTTCAAGGAATCAGTCGGACTCCGCAAGCCCGGCTCACTTGATTATGGTGTATACCATGCTACATACGGAACTGTCTCAGACGGATTCGATGTCGACATGATGCTCCAGCTTGAGACAAGCGAGAAGAAAGCAGCCTTCGAGACTGACTATGCTACACGCATGCACAGCTTGCGCAACAACGTCGCAGCCCTCTTCAAGAACTTCGCCATCCATGGACGCTTTGGTGTTGTGCATCAGATTCGCGCCTCCATCGATGCACCAGAGACGGGTGCCTCAAAGAACCCTGTAGCGAACGTACATACACCTGTCATCGGAACTCCGTTCACAATCAAGGTGCCTATCAACGTGTTCAACAGCAACTTCAAGCGTGGCAAGCTCCTCATCAAGACAAAGGAAGCTAAGCCATGGGGAGCGGCGGACGTTACGGAGATGTACCTCGTGCTTGAGAACCAGCCGGGTGAGATGTCATTGCTCCCTATCGGAACCACAGTGTCTCGCTGGGAAGACGGACAGTTCCTCGAGGTAGCGCAGAACCGTGAAATCAATGGACTTCCGGCAGACGTGTTTGATAACTGGTCATATGGCGCGCTCACGGTTAACGCCGGCCCATTCCAGGGAGTATATGACCAGTTCACAGGAACAGGAACATACACTGCTGATGAGAATGCAATCACTGGTGCTATGGAAGGTATCGCAGACTTGTTCCCATGGTACACAGACCCTGCTGATATGGAGACACGCCTTGGTATCGACTTGCCATTCCGTGGTCAGGCAAACCGCTTGAGATACTCCACAGAGCAGGCTGGCGGCTTCATTTTGCAGAAGGAAGGCGAGCACATCATCGACGCCATCATGCGTGGTGCTTTCTTGACAAAAGCAACAGTGCCTTATGCTGAGGTTGGCATTTGGATGAATCCTGTGACGCGTGTCGCACTCGGATATGAGGAAGGTAACTCCGTGCAGGTTCTCCGTGACAACTTGGTCGAGGGTGCCATCATCTACCAGCGTGGTATCAAGTCAACTGACTACCAGATTGGAAACCAGACTGTCAAAGAGGTTGTTGAAGACCTCAACATGCCGACGGATGTCATCATCATCGGCCCGAAGAACGACCTCTCATACAACTGCTGGGACAATGCAACAGCTGACATCGACTCGTACATCCATGAGACATGGGGCAAGTCAATGCCACCGAAAATCGAGGACGTTCAGATTCCTGACGAGCTTACAGCGAGCCTCGACATCTCACAGCGTATTACCTTCGGTTCACCGACACTCCGTGATGGTACACTTGCTTCGTTCACGAACGGCAGCAACATCCGCCACCCGAAGAACGTCGTTCCTGTTGCTATGCATGAGATGGGAGCACTCTACACAGAGTACCCATACACATACACCGTTGTCAAACTTCGTGAACCAATCACTGATTTGCCGACTGTCTGATGAGGTAGTAGCATGAAGAGAGCAGAGGCTGGACCATCGCCGTTCAACAAGTCAGAGTACTCAGACTGGCTGAACACACGAAACAGCATTAAAAACGCCAAAGAGTATAAGCGGTTGTCGTCCTCTGCTCCTTCAAGAGACCTTCGCGGTAGCCTTACTGGCGACATTTACAAAATGCCTGAGCAAGACTACAAACAGATTGTAAGCTGGCTCAAAGAGCACCATTCAAAACTGTCAACAGAATATACTGCTGATGGCAAACAGCTGAAGCGCAACATTCAGACTCCTGCTGATTTCATTGACTTTGCTTTCAAGGAAAATCAGCAGAAGAACATAGAGACAGTTGAATGTAAAGGTGGTCATATAGCTGCTTTGTCGTACAACTGGAACTATAAGCTGCTAATGGTACGTTTTACTAACAATGGTGACGTCGTAGTGTTTTTCAACTTACCAGCAAACACAGCTGCTACGCTGATGATGCATGGCAAGAACAACGACATGGCTCCAACTGCCAAAGATGGTAGGGAAAGACATATGGTGGGCGTCGAGTTCTGGAACCTCGTGCGCATACGTGGTACGCTTCATGGTACACAGTACCCTTTCCAGTACACTGCGGACTTCCGAAGCGGCAACCCTTCCGGTCGAACTGTGGGTGTCGGCCCTGACGGCAAACCAAGCAAGTACATCTACAAATCAGATGTTGAGCTGCTTGACAAACGTAGATGGAACCAGCGTAATGGCTATGAAGGTACTGATAGGATTGATGATGTAACAGACCCAAGTGCTAAGCTGCGTAACATAAATGAAAAGAATCCTGCACGTTTTGAGCGTGAAGCTGCTGAAGCATACGAACGCAGACAGCAACAGGAAAAAGCAGATTATAACAGTGACCTAACTACAGAAGTAGATAATATAAAAGACTACTTTGGCGAGTACGGTTATTACGATGACGACTACAAGTATAGTGACGAAAATGAGAAGAAAATGCTCGAAGACGCACGCAGCTTGTATGAGGCAAACAAAGGCAATCTATATGCAGTTGCTGACAGAATAATGCAATTGCTTAAAGATGCAGACGCATATCTTGATGAGGAGTAAATATGAGACGTGGAAGAAACACACTGAACAACATGACACTTGACAACATACGCAAGGACAGGATATATCAGGCGGTAATCACTGACCTTGCTTTGACAGGCAACATCAGCAAAACGGATGCTGAATCTCTGCTTGGGTATGAGATACCCGAGTACCTCAAATCACCGGAAGGTGACACCATCTCGTCATGGGACAACGGCGATGACGACGATGACGGCGAAGAGACAGCTCAGGCACCTTCTACGGACAAGGACAAGTAGCCATGCTGTCAATGAATGACATAAACGCTGTGCTCAAAGAGAACTTTGCGGCGCAGCTCAAGGAAATCAAATCACTGCCTGTAGACCTTGCACAGGGCTACAAACGGTGGATTCAAGCACTTGTGCAGAACGCCACGCAGCAGCTCGCAGCACAGAAAAGTGGTGCGCAGCAGGGTGGTGGTGAGCAGGCACAGCAGTAGGAGATTCGATGAGTATGTTCACACAATTCAATGGGCCACAGTCTTTGTCGGGTGCTTCGGCAAAAGACATGCTTGCCCTAATAAATGCATATACTGAGCTTGCCACTGAGCTGCATGAGCACATGCAAAAGACGGTGGGCTTCGCGGAGTCCTCTGACGTTGAAGGCAGCAAAGTGACCGGCTTCGTGCATGGCATACAGGAAGTAATCAACCAGATAAAGTCGGAACTAAGCAAAAAAGCTGCTTCGACGGACTTCAGCGAGCTTAGCACTAAATTTGGTACAGCGTCAGGTAAACTTGACAAACTCATGGAGCACATCTATGAGGAGTCGGGTAGAGAGAAAAGCATCGACCATAAGGTAGGCGTGCTCGAAAATGCCAAGGACGACTTGTCTAAGAGGACAAAAGACCTTGAGAGCAGCGTCAAGGGCATAAGCACAAGCCTCAACGGCGGTAACGGCGAGGACGGAGTCATCAAGACACTGGCCGACCTCGGAACACTGGTCGACACGCTTAATGAGCACGCAAAGCTGCTCAAAGCCGAGGGCACGGAAACCGTAGCCACGTTCGAGAAAGTCGTGTCGTCGGCCAAGTATCTTCTCGGCACGCTGTACGCCAAGAAGTACATCGACTTCACAAGCTGGCAGACAGTAAACGCGCAGTTCGCAGGAACAGGCACAACTGAAGACACAGCAACGTCGGGGTTATACCTGCTCGGAAAGATGTCGACCAACTGGGAGCATGACGACAACCCAAGCGAGCTGCCAAAACCATGCCGTGTGTATGTGAAGTACACCAACACGAAGCAGATGGACGCCATCATCGACGCCACAGTGTCGGACGGCAAAGGCAGCATACAGGCCATCGTGAGCAAAAGCAAGAGCTTGTTCGACGACCTGCGTTTCCACGTCATACATGGCACAACTGCCGGTGAAAAGCCGTGCACATACATCGCACTCTCAACATCGTCCCTCGGCGGCATAGCAACCCTCAACGTGCGTGTGGCAGGCGTGAACTTCATACCACTCGACGCTGACGGAGCGGCACGTGCATACACCGTGACTGACAACTATGCCAGCACATCCAGCATGTCCGAGAGCATGACATCAGCCGTGCTCACATCAAGCCCGCAGATATTCAGCACGCTCGCACTTGACGAGCTTACCGACACGGAGGGCAGGACGATTTTCAAGGTCGTTCAGCCTGAAGACACCTCTGGCAAAGTGCTTGAGATTGGAAGCGGCGACTTTACGCAGGTTCAGTTCCTGAAGCGTCCTACTGTGCAGAACGACAAGGGCGAGCGTCACGCTTTCGTCACTGATGAGGATGTGGACAGACTCGCAGCACTTCCTGTAGGAACCATCATACAGTGGCCATCATTTGAGGAAGTCATGGAAGGTGACACTGTTATCATGCGACGTGCCACGAACGTGCCTACAGGCTGGCATGCCACTGACGGCTCGACCATACCCGTGGAAGGCAACGAGGCACTTGCCGAAAAAGGACTCCTGCCATACACGAGCGACCTCAAGACGAGCATGGTGCTCCCATTGCAGGACTTCAGCATCATAAAAACTGCTACGGCGACACTTGATAGCGTGCTTTCCGACGTAGAGACGGCACTCGACCTCGAAAGCGTCAACAAACGTATCAGCAACGTAATCACTAAATACCAGGAAGCTGACGACAAGCTGTCAAAACGCGTCAAAACAAACGAGGGCGACATCCGTGATTTGAAGTCTGACCTCAGCAAGGATGGTGAACTTAACAGCCGTCTCACTACTGCCGAGGGTGACATCCGTGATTTGAAGTCTGACCTCAGCAAGGATGGTGAACTTAACAGCCGTCTCACTACTGCCGAGGGCGACATCCGTGATTTGAAGTCTGACCTCAGCAAGGATGGTGAACTTAACAGCCGTCTCACTACTGCTGAGGGCGACATCAGTGGTTTGAAGACTGACCTCACCACGAAAGCGGGTGAGATTGCAGCTGCTGTCAAAGAGGATGTCGAGAGCACGGTCGACGGCAAGATTAGGGCTGCTGTTAAAGTCGAGGCTGAACGTGCAAATACGTCTGAAACGCAAATCGCGCAGAGTGTCAATGATGCCGAAGACAGACTCAACAAAAAAATCGCCAGCGAGGCTTCCGACAGGAAGACTGCTGACAGTGCGCTAATAAACTTCTTGCAGAGCAAGATGGTGTACGCCAACCGTGACGAGCTTCCGAACGTCACGCCGGACGCAGCTGGACACACGTGGCAGACCGGTGACACGGCTGTAATCTTCACGGGCACAAGCATCATGCAGGTTGTTGCCGACGTGACCGACAGCATTGTCACTTGGCACTAAGGAGGTAAGTAATGTCGAAATTTCTTGACAAGGCGGGGTTGCAGATACTCGCCGCAAAGATAAAGGAGGCTGCTGATAGTAGTGCCTCAGTCGGTGACTTGTCGTCTCTTGATACGGACAGCAAGACAGACATTGTGTCCGCCATAAATGAGCTATATGATGCCATGTTTGACGTAAGCTATGTTAGTGACGTTGCTACATGGCAGGACAGCAATGTCACAAGTGGCAACTGGTACACACCTGTCGAGCTCTCAGACGGAACGCTTGTTGCTGGTAGCAGTAACAATGGCATTAAGTATTCGACCGACAAGGGTGCAACGTGGAAGGACAGTAATGTCACAAGTGGCGACTATAGCACTCCTGTTGAACTCTCAGATGGAACGCTCGTTGCTAGTAGCAGCAATGGCATTAAGTACTCCACTGACAAGGGTGCTACATGGCAGAACAGTAACATCACAACTAGCGGCTGGTACACACCTGTTGAACTCTCAGATGGAACGCTCGTTGCTAGTAGCAAAATCAACAAATACGGCATCAAATATTCCACTGACAAGGGTGCCACGTGGAAGGACAGTAGCGTAACAACTGGCACCTGGTACGCTCCTGTCGAACTGTCAGACGGAACGCTCGTTGCTGTTAGTGTTGGCAGCAATGGCATTAAGTACTCCACTGACAAGGGTGCTACATGGCAGAACAGCAATGTCACAAGTGGCTACTGGAAAACACCTGTCGAACTGTCAGATGGAACGCTCGTTGCTAGTAGTAGCAAGGGCATTAAGTACTCCACTGACAAGGGTGCTACATGGCAGGACAGCAATGTCACAAGTGACAGCTGGTACGCTCCTGTCGAACTGTCAGACGGAACGCTCGTTGCTGTTAGTGCTGGCAGCAATGGCATTAAGTACTCCACTGACAAGGGTGCTACGTGGAAGGACAGCAATGTCACAAGTGGCTACTGGAAAACACCTGTCGAACTGTCAGATGGAACGCTCGTTGCTTATAGCGGCAGCAACAGTGGCATCAAGTACTCCACTGACAAGGGTGCTACGTGGAAGGACAGTAACGTAACAACTGACAGCTGGTACGCTCCTGTCGAACTGTCAGATGGAACGCTCGTTGCTAGTAGTAGCAAGGGCATTAAGTACTCCACTGACAAGGGTGCTACGTGGAAGGACAGCAATGTCACAAGTGGCTACTGGAAAACACCTGTCGAACTGTCAGATGGAACGCTCGTTGCTGGTAGTGGTAGCAACATAGGCATCAAGTACTGTGCCAGTGTCAAAAAGGTGACACCTAAATGGGAGAGCGCATGATGAGATACACTCTGCGACAGATGACTCACTACCACTTTGCTTTCCTGGTCAGGTGGCATGGTCGGCTCAAGCTCTGGTGTATTGAGCACATCAGGCACATTAAACTGGAAAAATGTCCTGTGGACAAATAGCACATTCATGAATGTGCAAAAATATAGTAATATTTAGTTTTAGGAGGATGAAACATGGCTATTAACAAGTATCTTGACGAGCATGGTCTGAACACACTTGTTCAGGAAATCAAAAAGAACACCGCAAAAACCTACAAGGTGAAGGGTGACGCCATCTATGCGGACGACGCTTACATCGTAAGCAAGGACAAGCACGCTGGAATCGACTCCAGAGGTCTTTGGAAAAACATAGACGGTACCTGGACAAAAATCACCACGTTCGAGGTGGGCTGGGTGTACAACATCAGCAACCGCTTCACGACGGACGCAGATTTTGTCGAGGGTGCAGGCACGACGCTCGACGTCGGCACCAACATCGTCGTAGCAGAGATTGCGGACAAGAACGGCAACACCATCTACAAGTGGGACGTGCTCGGCAACGCCCTCGACCTGACGGACTACCAGACAAAGAAGCTCGTGACACCGTTGACCGTCTTCAGCAACGAGACGACCGTCATATATGCTTCACATAGCAACTTGCCTGAGTCTGAGCCGAAGGTGTCAGCCACAATCACGGACGGCATGGTCGCCATCATGTCTGGTGCCAACGAGCTTGGCGACGTCTACCGTGCGAGCGTCACTGAGAGCGCAGCGGATGCCACTCAGAATGTCATCACGTGGAAGAAGCTCGGCAACCAGAACACTGTCGAGGGTGCTCTTGAGCTGTTCGCCAACATAACACCGAACACGCCAATCACAGAGCAGGAGATTGTCGACTTGTTCAACGCATAGTGCGCTGGCTTGTATTTCCTACAGCATGTGTGGGTGCAGCGTAAACTGTGCTCATGCATTACGCAAGCCAAGTGTATCAATGTCATAAATTTCGTTCTGCTTTTCAAAATTCAATTCGGACAAGAAAAATTTTTTCCGTTCCGAGTTGAAAAATGAAAAGTCGAACAAAATTTATGACATTGACAGTTTGCGTTTACGTAATGCTACATGGGTCACCCACCTGCTGTAGTGCTCTATTTTGACTGGAGGTCTTATGTATATTCAGAGGGTTTCTGCTGAAAGTATTGCTGTTTCAGGTACAAGTAGCACTGCTAAGACTATAATCACAGTGCCTGAGACATACATACCTGTTGCTGGTGGGATATACAACCCAGCTCATTACAATTTACTTATGATAAGGGGGTAGCACATGCTCAATGTACTTGGCGGTGTGAAGGTATACACCGTACCTGAGATAGATTTGCTCATCAAGAGTGCCAACGGCTATACTGTCGTCGACAAGCTGCCTACGCTGAGCAGTGCCAACACAGGCCTTGTGTACTACAAGAAGTCTGCGTCGGTCATCTCCGAGCTGAAAGGCTACAAGCGTGAGGGCGACTCCGACGACACTGAGTACATCAAAGAGGAAATCGACGAGAGCAATGGCTACACTGTTCCAGTGTACACGAAGCTCCCTGTGCTCATTCCGTACATCGTCGGGCACGACGAGAAGGGCAGGAAAATGTGGTACACCACGTCGGCGAAGAGCTCAGAGAGCACGCCTCTCACTGACGAAGAGATAAAGGCGATTTGGAAGAAGTACGACTACACTTATCCGAAGATGCTCATAACACAGAAAACACTTGCTGTCGACATGAGAGCTGATAGCATGCAGCAGGAGTGAGTGATGTGGGATGCCATTAAGGAAGTGCTGAATGGAGCCAACGCCATCTTCGTGCTCGGCTTCATCAGTATAGTCTGCACGGTCGTGACACTGCTCATACGCAACGGCTATATCAAGATAAACACCAAAGCCATCACTGTCGGAGACAACTCTGAGCGTGAGCGCACGATATTGCAGCAGCAGATAGACCAGGCGCGTGTCTACATCATGTCGCTTGAGAGCAAAATCATGCTCGTGAAGCCGGAGCTGAAATATGGCGGTTTCTTCGCCAAGTGGATTCTTGAGCAGGTGTTCGATGAAGTGGTACAATGGATTACGTTCAACCACATCAGCCGTGACGAGTCGTACGTGCACGTCAAGCAGATGAAGATGTGCAGCCTGGTATACTCGCTTGGGCCTGACGACAACTTCAAAACTCCTGAGTTCAAGGAGCGCATAGAACGCTGGGTGAAGGAGCTGATAGACATGCTGCTCACCATACGTGAAGTGTACTCGAAAAAGAAATAGGGGGTAGGAATGAAATGGTCAAAGCTGAAAAGCCAGTTTTTGGTCTGCTTGTTCTGTTGGCTGCTTGTTGCGTCGGCTGCAAGTCAACCGCAGTCCATGTCGATGACAGAAGTCTCCTCGACCATCAGAGAGAGATTGATAGACTTGAGAGCGAACTCCGCGGCCGTGACGGCACAATTAGAGACGCTGCAAGAGACCTTGAGAACATCTCAGAGCAAATTGGAAGCGTCGCAGAGCGAAGCGGAAGAATGGAGGACGAAATCGACACGATTATCAGACTCTTTGACGAGTATCAACGAAGAGTTGAGCGGCTGCTACGAGACTATAACCGTGTACGAGACGAAGCTGAAGTTCAGGGCTAAGGTCATAAGCGTGCTCATAGCACTCTGTGTGCTGCGCCTTGCTCTTGTGCTTTTGTCCATTATTCTACGCATAAAAGGAATCACGCTGCCTACGTGGTTCTACATCATTACATAAAGGGGAAAACAAAATGAAGTTAATCGAGAAGTACATCCCGGAAGGGACGAAGTGCGACACCGGGCAGCACTTTGTGGGTGGTCAGCCGAGCACAATCACGATACACTGGATTGGGCCGTACCCAGGACAGACACCCGACATCGTGCGCGACTACTGGATAAGTTCTAACGGCGAGGCATCCGCGCACTTCATAGTGAAGGACGATACCGTCATGCAGTGCTGGCCACTCGACAAAATGGCCTGGCACGCAGGTTGCAAAGCTGGCAACACCACTTCCATAGGAATCGAGGTGATACCATGCAACAATGCTGGACGGTTCAGCGAAAAGACAATCGCCACCTTGAAGGAGCTTCTCGACAGTCTTCCGCGCATGCCGATTGTGAGGCACTATGACTGGACAGGAAAGCAGTGTCCAGCCTACTATGTGAACAGCAACGAGTGGGGTGAGCTGCTCAAAAAGCTCGGAAGACCGAACGGAAACTAAAATAAAGGGCGCTAGTGCATGAGTACTAGCGCCCTTTATTTTAACCGTATGTTTTGATTAAGTCTTGCACCTTTGATATGCTTGACTTATATATATGCAGGCTATCAGCAAACCAATGAATATCGCCAGGTACACACTGCACATGACGTTTATTCAAATACTCTACCATCTGCTTTTGAACAAATAAATGCCACATAAAGTCATTACGCATGCCAAACACTGCATCATTACTGCGCATATGCACATGATACTGCAGCTTATTGTTACGCAAAAAAGCTGCTGTATATACCGTACAAATCATATCTGATTTAGCATGTACTCCATCACACCATTCAGTGTTTATGCTGGGCCTTGTGTATATCATAACAGCATGCTTTGTATTGTTGTCTTCTATTATAGCATTACACGCTTTCTCAAACTGAAGAAAGTTGTCTTTTGAATATATGCACCAGCCGTAGTTACTGTTGACCATGCCTTTTTCAGTAGAAATTCTTTCCCAGATACTGTTATTTTCAATGCCTGGGTGTCCAATAATGCACAAATCTTGTGACTTGTACCAGTCAAGCTCGTGCTCGACATACTTGTGCGCTATGCAATCAAGCGGCTCTGGCGCAAAAGCTATGTTCGCACCAAGCCACTCATAAGCTATCACACTGCTATCAGTTGGCATATGCAAAAGATAACGTAGCGTTGTTATGTACTGTTCAGTACTTTTTGTCATCATGCAGTCTCCTTATAATCCTTGTGGAAGAAAGCAGGGTTGAAGTTGCCCTTCTTCATTTCCTCGAATATGTCACCGGACCAGTAGCCCCAGTTGGGACCAAGCTCACAGCACGCTTTCATTGGTACCTTCAAAACATTCTTGAATGAGTTGTTCATTATATTCTGAAGCTCTACACATGCTTCTGTACCTGCTTTATTAAATGGTACAGACACAACATTCTCATCATGCACGGTCAAGTGCATTTTCAAAATGTCAAACACACCGAAATCCCAAGCAGTGAGCAGAGCAAATTTCAAAATGTCTGCTGCAGAACCTTGAATCAACTTGTTCAACATCTTGTAGATGAAGTCGTTCACTTTGCCTGTAACTGGGTCATATTGCGGCTTTGGCTTATGCTGATAACGTCCACCGATTGTCATGACATATCCTTGTAGTTTAGCCACTTCCTGTACTAACCTCATGGTATCACGAATTACTGGAAGGCGTGCATGGTAATCATTATACACTTTCTGAGTGTATTCTTCAATACCCATGCCATGCTCATCAGCCATTTTTTCAAAAAGAACATAATTCTTTTCCATAGCTGTTTTCCAGCCCATGCCATAAATTACACCGTAGTTGAACGTTTTTACAACAGTTCTTTTTGTAATACCTGTAGCTTTCATTGCTACTGTGTGAAAGTCAACTCCTGCATTCGCCTGCTCTCTGAACCAAGCAGCCTGCTGACCTTGAGCATAGTGCCCAAGCAGAAGGTACTCAATTTGAGAATAGTCCAGGGCGGCCATCATGCAGCCTTCTTCCGGCAAGAACAGAGCACGCATATCTTGTCCATATGAGTGTCCAACTGGCTTGTCACGTGCAGGTATCTGCTGAAGATTGGGCTTTGAGCAGGCGAAACGGCCTGTCACCGTGCCACCGTCCTCACGCTTATTTGGTGAAAAGGTACAATGAATCCTTCCATCAGAAAGAATAGCTTTGCTCATACCACCATGCATATATGTACTCAGCAGCTTAGTGTATCCTTTTTCTTCTACAATAAGCGGTATTACTGGATGGTGCATAAGTCTTGAAAGTGCTTCTGCTCCCCATGACTGTGCACCTGTTTTTGTAAGCACCGGTGACTGTATGCCCATAGCATTTAGTCTCGCACCAAGTTTCTTTGAAGAACCAATCATGTCCAGCGTAATACCATAAGTATGCTCAAGCACCCTCGCCTTCTCGTCAACATCTGCCTGAATTCTGTCTGACAGCCGTTGCATGGCGTCCTGGTCTATGCGCACACCCAGCTTTTTCATCTGTATTACAAGCGGTGTCAGTCTGACGTCCACCATGTATGCACTGTATACTTTCTGCATTTTTGCTTCCTGTGCAAAATACAGGTCATATGTAGCATGACAGTCTTGTATGTTATAGCGGGCCATATTGTCCCTGAACTCTGGATAGTGACTGTAGAGAAACTTTGAATGTTTCCACAGGTCATCATTCTTCTTTATTTTGTAATTCGCGCACTTGGCACTCTCTATCAGGTCATCCTTATGCTGCTCATACCAAGCCTCAATAGTATCTGCCTTATTCTTACCAGCAACATGGAAGTATTTACAGCAGGAATCAAGGTCAAGGTCAGCATATTCGTCGATGTATGTCATGCGTGTCATTGTGTCGTGACAGTCACCCTTGACGTCTATACCCTCACGGCAGACAAGCCATGAAAGGTCGTATATACCATTATGGAACACTTTATCTATCGACTCATCCAAGAGCATGGTCTTAAGCATCTGCCACTCGGCTGTTCCAGGAATATACACTCTACCACGTTCTCCGTCATAAGTGCCTACACAAAGAATGCATGAGCCGTCATCATCTGATGTTCCAGGCCTTCTGCATGAACCGTCACCTACATCATGCAGGCCAGGGTCATATGTCTCAATATCAACAGCCACTATCTTCTTCATCGCATTTCTCCAAGAATATCTCAATGCATGACCATTTTACTGCATAGCTACATACGTCTACTCCAGAAAATGTTTTACTATTATTTGTCCAGTAAGAACAAAAGAATGTCACTGTATGTGCATCTTCATTTATGCTCATATGGTCGCACGTGAATACTGTACCTGCGTGGTGTACTACTATCATTGCTGCCTCCTATTCTGGGTCGTACATGTCAGGGTGGAGCATGACCTCAAGGTTCTCATGCGCCTTTCTCGTGCAGAGCATGAGGTTGTCGATGTCATTGTTCATGCGGTCTCCATCGATGTGATGTATGTACATGTCATCTGGAATGTCGTCTGCGTCGATGCCCATGGCGTCCGCGAACACCTTGCGGTAGTATTCGATGTACCTACCATTATGCCATATCCTTTCTGAATCATGACCGTCGCTGATTGGCAACTGCCCCTTCTCAGATATTGCCGACAGTGCTTTTTTATGTTCCATAAAATCCTCCATTAAAAACGGGTACAGGTGACTTACCACCTGTACCCTTACCACTAGAATGTTGGACCTTCTTCAGTTGAAGATTCTTCCGTTGAAGATTCTGCTTCTGTCCTTTTGTTTGAAAGCATCTGCAAATCAGCAGCGTCTACTACCAAATCAGTGTGCTCCAAACCATCATTGCCCTGCCAGACATTTTTGGAAAGTACACCAATTGCTCCGATAAGACCGCCTTTCTTCATGAAGCCTGCTACTTTCTCGCCACGTGCTCCCCACAGGTTGACCTTTACATAGAGCGTTTTCCTGTATTCGCCAAACCCTGTGTTTACCGCTACATTAGCCTCAAGCAGCTGCTTTCCTGTCGAAAGCGTCTTTAACTGTGCGTCCTTTGTAAGACGACCAGTAAACGTAAAACTGTTCAAATCAGCCATTTTGTTCTCCTATGTTATTTAGCAAAAAGTGCCGCACAAGCAAGCTGTGCTGTACCACCTTGACGATACTCACCCCACTTATATGGCTGCTTTTGCAATTCTTCAAAACTCGCAAGCTCACACTTTGGAGCTGTAAGATTATAAAGAATATTGTTGCTAAACCGTCTTGGAAGAGCTGCGCCCCAAATCATTTTCTGAAGAGCTGCTGGCATGAACTCAACATACTGAGGCACAGCAGCACCTTCAGCAAGATTCTCCTTTTTACAGTACTTTTTCCAAGCTGAAAGTCCTTGCGCTTGAACTACCTGTATATCGAACCTGTCAAACATTTCTTCTTCAAGCACGTAGCTTATTTCTGAAATGTGATTTTTTGCAGGTGACCCATTGTGGTTAGGAGTACTGAACAAACAGCACTCTACATTCAACTTTGGGTTATGCAAAATTTTTGACAAGTTATACAAAAACTTGTTCTGCATATCAAAGCTCATATGCTCCAACACTTCAAAGCATGTTATAACAAATGGCTCGTCACCAAACAATGTCATAAGCGCATCAGAGATGATATCGAAATCATCATCGTCTGTGAAATCCATTTCGTCATAGATAAGCGCTTTGTCCCATATTGGAGCATAGTCCTGACGCCACCTGTGACACTTACCATAATCAGTACCTATGTACATTTTGAAATCAGGACCACGACGCATCATGCAGAGTGCTTTAAGCAAGTTTGTATACTTGCCACAACCAATGTCAAAGATATTTTTGCCATGCACCATATCAATAACTTTACTGAAACGAAGCATGTGAACAAAATAATCTTGACTAGTCATTCCATAGTCCAAATCAACATCACGGTAGTCACCGTATATGTCAAGAACACTTGTGTTGTTACTCATGTTACTCTCCTGCCAAGTAGTACAAAAGTACTTTGAGCTTTTTTGCAAGCTCTTCATCAACCTTGTGCATATCAAGGTACGCACGCAAGTCTCTTATCTGCTCGTTCATATAGCTCAATGAGCAGCCGTGACTCTCATCAAACTCATCCAACTTTGACCAAGCAAGCACACGCTTGCATGTCACAAATGCCTGGACGTCGCTCATATAGGGCGCCACAGTGTATACATGCTTGTGGTCTTCATCCTCATAAAGGATGATACACAGCATATCTTCATCAGGAAGGTCCGTTGATTTATCCCGCAAATCATGCCAAACACAGAACATCATGCATTCTCCTGTTCATTAAATTCATCCAACTTTGTCCAAGCAAGAACACGCTTGTATGTTACGAATACCTGTACGTCACTCCTATAGGGAGTCACAGTGTACACATGCTTATGATATTCGTTTTCATAAAGGATGACACACAACATACTTTCAGCTGGAAGGTCTTTTGGATTCTTCCGTAAATCATGCCAAACACAGGACATTATGCATTCTCCTGTTTATCAAAGTACGCCAAAAACATCAAGTTGCTGGCAGCATGCGCCAGGTGAGAAAGCCCTGATTCTGAGTCAGTTTTCTCACCTTTACGCCATGCTGATATATGCCTACGAAGTGCAGCATAGTAACGTTCTGGTGCATCTTCAATGTTCTGCCATGTGTTGGCACCATAAGTATTAGCACCAAATGTCAAAGCAGCAGCTATCAAGTCTTCGAACTCTGGAAGCACCAAATCATAGCGCAGCTTGCCACTGTCAGACTTCTTTCCTTCGTTCACCTTTTTTGTTTCCTGATTTACTACTGTGTAGTTGTTCATAGTATTGTCGCTCCTCTTGCTTCTGGCATTGTTATTCCAGCACGTGCTGCATTAACATGCATTTTGTGGTCAAACGCCTTGTCCAAATCAACCTTCAACAAACCTGCTGTGATTATAGCACAGATTATAATATCTGCAAGCTCACAAGCAGTATCCCATGTTGTCTCAGCAGCTGCTGCATGAGTTGCTTCAACCACTTCTGTAGCCGCATGCTTTAATATGCTCTGCGGCGTCAAGTTTGGCTCACGTGCTTTTGCTATTTCAAGCACGTCTTTTGTAATCTCGTTAAACATAAATCTACCTCCTGAAAAAGTAGAGGCATACTGCCAGTAGCCCCTACTTTCTGTTACGTGACACCTTTGTCAGTATGACGTTAATTACTCTTCAGCATCGTCCGTTGAAGATGTAATCGCTGCAGCACTCTCTTTTGCTGTGGCCAAAGCAGGCTGAACAGTTTCAGTGAAAAGCTCTTTGTTCACGATTGAACAACGTGTAGCTTTCACAAACTTTGTAATCTGCTTTGAAGGCTGCTGAGGGTTCTGCACAAGCGCAGCGGTCAACGTCCAGCGCATGCCGAAAATTGGAGCCTGCTTTCCAGAAGGAAGACGCTGGCTGAACAGCATCGAGTTCCATGCTTTTGCCGTGCGCATAGAGCCTACAGTTGGCATGAAAAAGAGAACGCCGTCTTCAGGGTAGTCTGGCAAGACCACCGCATATACGAAGAGTTCCTGAATCTCGTTGCCTGACTCCGGGTTGATGAGCTTCGGATAGCCTCTCTTGCCTTTCGGCGGCTGCCTCACCTCGACCTCGATACCTTTGACTGGATAGCGTCCGACAGTCCTGAACGGTGGGTCTGACTCACGCTCGTTCCAGACCATGCGGAAATCCAAGACAACAACATCCAAATCTGTGCCGTATGACCTGCCTGTAGCAGAATTACGCCACGTTCCTGCTGGACAGTCCTCACTTTCTACGCCTGAGTCTGGCTGTACAAGAGCAAGATAAGCAGTGCTTATCGCATTGCCAGTCATGTCCTCAAACCCATCTCCAGCCATAGCGTCCATAAAGCTCATGTCTTCTGTCATAAGTTCCTGTGTGGCTGCATTAGCCATTGCATTTGTGTTCCCCATAGAACACCTCCTAAATAATTTATACGTGATTTTTAATCACTTTATATAATAATTATAATTATTTTTAACGTTAAAAATAATTATTAATTAATATTTATTTTACTACAAGCAGCGAACAGCTTTGCCTTTAATGGACGTTATAACCGTACCCTGTGCCAACGCCATGAGCTCATTTGTGGTCAAATATATCCACCTACCGAGTGCCTTGCCTTCATTCAACACCTGTGTAGGCACAAAAGCAATAATCTGTCCCTGATGATATGTAGCAGGTAGATTCGACTTTTCTATGATAGTAAATTCATCAATCGTGAACTTACCACCAGCACATACCCTAGCAACCATACGTGTCGCACCGCCAGCAACATTTGTAAAGTTCAGATAGCTTGCAGGTACAAACGGAAAAACCTGCACGTTTTTTATTGGAGAGCGTACTGGTGTATTTGTAACACGGTACATCAAACCAGCAGGTACATCATCTCCAGATACAGGATATACACCTGTACCTGTGACATCAATATCCTCGATATTTTTCCAGAACTCGCGTACTTTTGGAATATACATTGCCAATTTCGCATTCAGTGTGTACTCCCATATAGGGTCGTCATACTTGTTAGTCTCAATGTCAGTCATTGCTACCCTCCATGTTTTTATTATTATAGTCATCTACCTCAGCATCAATCTTCATAATCAAAGACGATTGCTGTCTAGTTTTCCAGTAGTTGATTTCATTATGCTTTTTGTATTTAGATATGCCTGGCAAAAGAACAGTATTCCAAGCATCGTCTCTTGAATAACCAAGAACACGCAAAAGTCTATATGCTGGGAAGAACAGATGCTGCCGCTCACCGTCAAAACTTTCGTTCGTCCAGAAACTACCATCTATTAATGCTTCAACAGCATCAAGATACTCTTTCCGTGTAGGGTATAGAGGCTTTCCAAAATGCTGCTCATATTTCTTTAACGGCCTATTTAGCCATGAAGCATACAGTTCACGCCAATTCAAAGTATATACATGCGACCAGTCTTCTGCAACAAGATGCTGCTCACCACTAACAAGCAATCCATAAGCAGAAGTAACACGTGGCAACGTTATCGGGCTACGCGTCAAACGTGCCGGGTCAGATGTAGATGCATCAAACTCCAACTTATTAGATACTGTAGCACATAAGTATGCATGAAGCCACCTGTATTCTTCAATATTAGACGGCGCATCTGCAACACGTATAAGCAAATGGTACGATTTGGCACCTGAGTATACTATACGTGCCACAATGCCTTCATTGAACAAGCGTTCTGACTCCAGCTTAGCGTAGTGCAGACGTTCCTTGTACAGCACATTCGCAGATATTTCTGCACCATCACCATTAAGGTCAATATACTCTTGAGCACGTGTTTTTTCCTGTATCTCTTGAGAATGAGTCGGTGTGTCAGATTCCAAAAGGAACGTGTCCATGTACTGTACCTTAGAAGTCTTATCACCCTTTATGTCGTGCACTTCCGGCTTCAGCTCATTAACAGTTTCAAAACAGCCGTTACTGTCTGGAGCAAAGTATTTGTTTACACGAAAACGTTCACCAACACGCTGAGCAGATTTCTTCTGTATGGAAGGCCTCTGCACATTCTGTATATGACCTACAGGATTATTATGTGTGTCAGACACAAGGCAAAACTTAGCAGCTGGTGCTGTTCTGTAACGTCCTGATATATTTGTAAAGCCGCCTATCAGCGGTTCCATATCACCCAGTATAGCAATACCAAAATCAGAAATCAGCCAAGGACCACAATCATATATTCCACGTTCAACAGTAGAATGATTAAATGGTTTCATTGTCTGCATTTCATAAAACACAAGTGGTCTACACAATGCAATAAATGCTGAATGTTCTTTGAATGACGGCATATACTGTATTGCACCAACATACTGCACAAAATCGCTCAAAGAACCAACACCTTCAATCTCAGTAACAAGCTGCTTTTGTTCCAAAGAGGCTTTGATAAATGGTGCAAGCGCACGGAGAATACTCTCAATCTCAGTGGCTTCTGATGTACGCGGAAGTGTGAAACATCTTTTATACGCAGCTGTTTTTGGAAAGTTTCTAAGCTCTACAGCAGCAATATCTGCACGTGTAAACAGCTCATGCTTGAACTGTGCTATCAGTTCTTTGTCTTCCACAAATGGCTTGCCTACACGATTGAAGTTTGCGTCATAACCATACAGTTTAGTAAACACCTCATCTGCAAGTTCTGAGGTCTTACGTGTAAAAGCAGGGTCTGCTTCCATAATCATAAACCTCCTCTGGTCTTCACGCCCATCAAACTTGATAGGCACATCCTTGTTTGTAGTCATTATGAAATCAGTATAAGACTCCTGGTATATTGGGTCTATACCTTTTTGCTCCTTTCGGATTGTAGTAGCAGTAGCCCTGGATTTCAGGGCACCAGCAGGATTTCTCTTGTCTGTCTCTTCCTTCTCCTCCTGACATACAATCAAGGCATCTGCGTAGTCTGCGTTGAATCTCGCAGTCGAGTCATACTGGTCAGATACGATAACGTTGTCTTTACCAAAGAGACCTTTGCAAATAACTTCAGCAAATGTAGTCTTTCCTGAGCCTTGTGCCCTTGATACTATTATAGGTACCACCTGTGTCTTGGTGGTTGGGTAAAGCAGCTTAGCACGGAGCCAAGCAAGCAGATGATAAGCACATTCACCTGCAATATGCTCAATATACGTATATATGTGTGACGTGTCGGCTCCTGTCTCATTTGCGAACACAGGAAACGGTTTAGCTACATTGAAAGCGTCACGCTCCTCGTTGTAAAAGCCAGTGGGTACAGTATAGTCCCTATAGTAAAGAGGCCTATGTACACCATCTGACTGTTCAGAAGCTATGTATGCGATATCATAATACTCAAAGCCTTCAGGATGCCATGTCATTCTAGACACTTTACTACCTATCCGCTCTTCATAAAAGAGTATATCTTTGTAGTAGTTCTCGAATGCAGTAGGCAGCATTATCTCACCTTTGTGAGATACACACATAAATTGATGAGACATATTACTAAACAATACTTTATCAAGTCTATGCTTATGCGCCCAATCTTTCAAGGCCTGCACATCTTCAAAGCCTACACCAGCCTGCTGTTTCATCTCAGCAAGTAACAGATTAGTTTGCTCAAGTGCAGATTTATATTTTAGGCCGTATACTTCATCATAAAGTGCCATAAAATCCCCAAAATAATACTGGCAGATACATAATACCTGCCAGCATATAAAACACAATAACTATCTAGATACAGCCATAACAGCTGATTCTGGAATAATCCAGAGGTCTTTCGTCACAAGCACTCTCTGCTGCATCATATCAAGCGGGTTCACCAAAATAGTATCACCTATCCGTACCTCTTCCACAGTAGGCCCAATATACACGGCCCGCAGCGTCTTTGACGTCAAGCTCTCGTTGTTGTCCGCAAGAATTATGCCAGACTTGGCAGCCTCAACAACAACCTCGCAAAGAATATTGTTCCTCAGTGGAATACATTTCCTATCCATGTTATCTCCTTATTTTGGCAAGTTTATTTCAACAGTGTTAACTTCCTGAAAGTGAACGCATGCTGGAATATCTTCAATAGTAAACTGCTGCACACCTGATGTAGCACCGATACCTTCTTTCAAGAAAGATTTCAGGCTTGCTGTATTGACAGTAGCATTTTCAATGTATGGAATGCCCTCTGCATCCAGCTTATCCATGTCATCAGCAGACACTGTAGCATCATGCACAATCAAGTGAGCACCGCCATGTGCACGAAGCCAATCAGCAATAATCTTCCTGTCAGCCTCATTCTTGTTCGGCTGACAGTAAAAATTATGCTTGATGGACATCGTGCCGCCTGTCGAAAGTGAGATAGAATCTACACCACAGGCACGCATCTCGGCGGGGAGCACCACATGGGCATAGTGCTCATATTCCTTCTTCGCCTGTACGGCCGCCTCTTCCGCCGCCAGCTGCTTCACTTTCAGCTGCTTCAACTGCTCGCCCATGTCAGAGAGCCGCTTCAACACCTGCTTGTCGCTAGTATCTACATTGAGATAATCAAATTCGTCTGACATAATTAACCTCCTAATCATTGATATGCGTGATAAACGTAAAGCGATACTGCGCTTCAGCATCCGGGTATTTTTTCTTATCCACTTCTGACCAGAACATCTCAAGAGGTCTGATATATACGTCATTGTCCGTAGCCCAGTCATCATGCAACTTCTGGTAAACGACCATAAGCTCACCTGTCTCAGAGAACTTTCCAATAGTCATGACTCTGTACAAGTTGTTGCAGCCTGTCACAGGGTTCTTCTTGAAATGCGCCCAGATATCACCGCGCCTAGGTACACGCCGCTTCTGCTCTCCATCGAACAAATCGAGCACTTCACAATCAATCATTTTGTCATCTCCTTAGCCAGACGCTCAGCCTCTGACTTCATTTGCTTTGCCATTAAAGTAGTATTACTTCTCAATACACCTAATGTAGTATCTATGACAGTTTTAAGAAACTGCTCAGAATCTACACCACTAGGTGTAAGCGCTTCATCACGCTCAAGTGCAGCAATCATGGCATCAGCCATTCTTGCAAAATCATCATGAATACACTGTTTACGTTCGTCTGTCAATATTTAATCTCCATATATTAAATATATAATAAAAATGTGATAAAAATAATTATTAATTAATATTTTTATCACATAGATATTTAGTCGTTGTTGCATGCTTTCATGCGCTCCAGTAATATGCGTATGCGCTCCAGCACAGCAGGGTCTTTCAGCCACAGTCTATAGAGCCAGTGCACGAAGTCATGCGTCTCGCTGTTCAGTGGCATGAACCTCTCGACATCTGTGATGTTGGTGTAATGCTCGTCACGCATGTCGAGATGGTGCAGGTGCCAGTGTTTACCTAGCACCTGCCTCGTCACGAAGTCAATATAGTTGTGCGCCTTCTTGCACAATATCCTGAACTTCTTCCAAGCCGGAGACATCCTGAAATCAGTCTTCTGCTTCTGTGTCACTTCACACCCTCAAAAACAACAACTCATCAGCATATGGCAATGTACGTGCCCAATCAATAAACATCTCACTCCATTCAGTGAGCCTGTGGCACTTGCGCTGACACACCATGCTCAGCACGTTCTCATAGTTCATTGTAATGGTTCTTTTTTGCAGCCAACTTTCGGGGAGCAGACGGATAAGCTCTTTCCAATAGACTTCATCGTTTGTCAAAGCGTATGCAAGCCTCAGCTTCTCACAGGTTGCAATAATGGTATCCCAAATCTCCTTGACTGGGAAACCCTCGCTAACCTCAGGTATGTTATCACCAAAATGTTCAGGCAACTGAACATTCTCAAAATCATCCATCTCGAAGCAGTCTCTCGTTATCGGAGTGCTCGCCAACTTGTGCATAGTTGAAGTAGAATTACTCACTGTACCAACTTTATATGTGTCAAACTCTTTCCAGAAATAAAGTGGAGCAGTAACGTCCACGCTTACGAAAATCTGTCGCATGAACTTCCGATGCTCACTGCCCGATTTAATGAGGACCTGCATACGCGCCATATCATGACTGCCAATATGAGCATATTCAATAATATTATTACCGAAGTCCCTGATGATACTATCGCTTCCAACAGTTCTATCTGTCACTGCAATTTTTACACCAAAGCTGCTGTCTGACTGTTTCCAGCTCTCATAAGGATTCCGCATCCCATGCACCGCATGTTCAAAACCCCATACTTCTGTATTTTCAAATCTCACCTGTTTCCTCCTTTTCATGCATTATGCCCATTGGTATTGCAACCTCTTTCCAGGCAAGCACGTTGCGCAGCTCTTCCAAAGGCCTATTACCACTAGCAGCATTAGGGTACCAATAGTGGTCAGAGCTGTGATAATCAAAATACATCTGTGCAGTGATTGGATATGACACTCCACAGACTCCAAGACAATAGCACAGCACAATCTCACCCTCTTCAGGCAAGTCGTCAGGTTTCTTCCGCAGGTCATGCCATTCACTGGCCTTGGTATAGCCGAACACTGCTCCGTTCCGCCATGTATCACGGACACGCTCGCAGTACGCAGACTCTACATAACCGTCCTCGTACTCTTTTGCTTCTTTCTCGAACATAGTTCACTCTATATCTTCATAAACAACAAGCATGCATTTTATACGACTAGCAAAGCAGATACTAGTAATTTTATACCCATTTGAGATAAGTTTATCCAAATCTGCCTTAATTTTATCAGCAATATCAGTAGTAAAATAGCTATACCTGTAGTATTCAACATACTGCTTTGCTGATAACACAGCACTGGCTGATAATAATGCTAGCATAATTAAAAGTTTTTTCATATGCAGCTCACTCCTAAAAATGACCAATGATTCTCTGCTGTTTCCAGAAAGCATAGTCTTCTTGCTTCGACGGCTTCGCAGGATAGGCCTTGTATACCCAGCACTCCGCACCGTCATACTCAAACCTTTCCAGCCACCAGTCTTTGCCGACAACCTTCAAATCTGGATTGACCTCCTGGGAACCGTAGCCGTTGTCATATGTACGGTCTGCCAGTATCTTGAAGTCTTCAATGCTGGTTGTGGACTCAGCATCACCAATCCACAGAACATCGTCCCATGTCTTGCCACATGCTGTTAGCATGTCTGTTGTTTCTTGCAACAAATTCATAGCTTACGCCTCCTCATATTCTGGTATTTCGCACCAAGCGACTACCTCCTCAACGAATTTTAGATGAGTGTAACTGAACACTTTCTCAGAAAAGTTATACCTTCCTAGGTCGTATCTTTTGTGCTTAGTTCCCTTGAGTTGAACAAGCAACAGAAGTACATCAGATTCAATGAACTCTGTTTCTGTTTCTTTTGGCAAATCTCCGTCTGCAACCTTGTGCCACTTTGGTTTCTTTTTCTTGAGCCGCCTGATTTCCTCATGCAGGCTGAACACCCTTGCGTTTACGTTCTGCAACAACTCAGATATGGGAATATTATTCACAATATCCTGCTCGTGTAGTGTCACTTCATCGCCTCCGTATTATTGAGCCACTGTGCTATCTATGTCTTCGTATCTTTTCGTGGTGGCATCCCATTTAGTTGTCGGAGCGGATATGACCCTGCCATCACCTGTAGCAAAGTACTTATAAGAACCCTTGTCTCTGAAGCGGTACACCCTCACACTGTCCACCTCGAACAAAAAAGTAACCTTGTATTCGTCCAGGGCTGCTTTGGCCATATATTCTTCTTTATCATCTACAAGCACGTACTTGGTCTCACCAGAACACGCGATAAATACTAGTGATACAAGCGTGGCTACCAGAAGACCATCCAATAGCAGCAGCACACCATCCAGCAAGTCTCTCATTCAGATACCTCCATACTAGCATAGATATCATCAAGCAAACCTACAGGCAGTTTATCTTCTGCAACTATACAATAGCCCTGCTCACCTTTCACAGAAAGTATATATTGCTTCCTGCCGTTCAAGAACCACACTCCTATCATAGTATCACAAGCAGCAACAGCTATATCTGTGTGTTTTGTAGGTACTACTTGAGAATGAGTTGACTGTACAGTATCTTTGTTCCTGTACTTTTTGTAAATCTGCTTCTCTTCATCTGTCCACAGAGCGTATGTCAACCTTATAAAGGAACCATCCGACGCTTTAATCTGTGGCCAGACTAAAGACCCTGTTTCTGACAAAGCGCACTGCACAACACGTGGTTCACGTCCAGTAAGTGGCACTTTAGTAACAGGGTCTCTGAAGAAGCCACTACTGTTAGCAACTTCTTTGTCGTACATCAGCATCTCCCGTAACAGATATAGTTGCATATACGGAGGCGGTGTTCTGATTCACGCACAAGGTTGTCAAAATCACCAAACTTCACGCACTCTTCATATTCTACGGTGCTGAAGTGATTCTCCTCAAGAGCATTACACACGTAGTCGATTATCGATTTTGCGTCTGCATTATCTGAGTACATATCAATATGGTACATCACACTACCTCCTCAATGTCCTTGTTACGGATATAATCAAGCAAGCCTTTCTTCATACGCAGTGCATTTATGATTGTCTCGTCACAATCTGCTGCGCTGTAGTCTATATACAGGCATGGATGCTTCTGGCCCATTCGGAATGTTCTAAATTCCGCCTGCTGTCGTACTTCCATGCTGAACGTGTTTGAATAAAACAGTGTTGTGTGTGCAATCTGCAAGTTAAAGCCACGAGCTATTTTTGAGCTGTTAGCGACCAGAATATCCAGCTTGCCTTCTTTGAAAGCATCAACACCTCCAACAATCTTCCAACCAGTAAAAAGGCCAGTATTGTATCCTGCTTTGTCACAAAGCTCATAGATTTTTGCTGCCTCTGCTGTGTATCTTGTGAGAATGAGCAACGGTTTATCACACTCGGCAACATCACGCATAAGTGCATCCAGCTTAGGATTGGAATCACCTATCCATACTACTTCATCTGGCTGCAAATCTTTTTCATCAAGAACATCTGCAGATACATCACCAAATACAGACAAGTCCCAACCAGACTGTTCAATGGCTTTCTTACCGACAATGAACCCTGATGAAATCTGCTGCAACCTGAGATTGACTACCAGCTTATTTGTGGCAGACATAGTATGTGCATCATATTCCACAAGCAGGTCTTTCTTCATTGAAGAATACAATGCTTTCTGTGCGTCAGACATTCCAACTGAACGTGTCATATACTGTACTGCTGGCATATCTACGCAATCAGTCAGCTTCATGAACGTAGCAGACGGTGCAAGCAGCAGTTTCAATTCATCAGCATGCTTATAAGGACCTATGAATTTATCCTGATGCTTTATCGTCATATATGTATCTTCAGAGCAACCAAAGAGCACTTGTGCTTCCATGAAGTCTGAGCAGTCACGTATACCTTGCCAAGTCTTCTCATTCAAAAGAACAGGTATCTCACGTTCGCCACCAAAACCATTAGGCACAGACATCTTGGTGAACATACCATAGTAGTTTCTGAATGAGTAGTAGTTCCTGCCAAAGTAACTAGGTTTCACGAACTCCATGATAGACCACAAATCAATAGGTCCGTTTGTCACAGGTGTTCCAGTAAGCACTGCACGTACAGGGCAGCGCTTTACAGAAGACACCACAGCTTTACCTCTCTTCTTTACTTCATTAAACTCATAAAGAAGCCTCTGGCTACGTTTTGATGTAGGATTCTTTATCACCGTAGCCTCATCAATAGCAATCATATACTTGTCGCTATTTGCCCACTCTACAATCTTTTCCCACTTATGTGGCTGAGAAAATGTGTCTACATTAACAGAAACGAACTTGAACAAGTCCTCAGTTTCAAAAGGGTAGAGTTCCTTCTGACCATTACGACCGCCGACACATTGTGCCTCAAAGTCTACTGACAGTTCCTGCCATAATATACCATCATGGTCTTTATCTACACCGTTGACAAGCTCATCAAACCACTGTCTGTGTACGTCGTTTGGTGCAACAACAAGAAGACCTTTAATGTCACCACGCAAAAACTTTTCCTGTGCAATCTGTAATGTAGTAAATGACTTACCACAACCCATTTCAAAGAACAAAGCTATTTCATCTTTGTCACGGTATCTGTCAATTGCTGCCTGCTGATGTCCAAAAGGTTTCAAGAACGGTCTAGACTTATCAGCACGAATCAACACAGGCTCAATGCTCTTTTTTCTCACAACCTTTTGTGTTGCAACTTTTACTTGAGAATGGGTCTGTACTGACACATTCTTTTTTGCACTAGCAAGCAGCTGTTCTTTATCTTTCTTAATTGCTTCTGCCTGCTTAGCAATCTGTTCAGCTGTCATGTCTGCTGTACGCTGTGCTGGACAACAACCATAGCTGTTCGTAGTAACATGAAACTTTCCACATGTTCCATGTTCGTTGTCTACTTTTGTCCACAGCACACATGTACTGCACTCTCGTTCCATATCTAGGCACCTCCTAATTTGGTGTATGCACGTGGTTCTTTGACACAAACATAGTTGATATATCTTTAGAACCTTTCATATCTAAAAAGCATGTTACGATGTCACGTAAAACATCATGCCAATCAGACTCCAAAAAAACCTTATCGTTTAACTGTTCACCTGACAACAGTATAGTTGCTGCAAGCATTGCCCAGCCAACATCCTTATTAACCGCTCTCATATAATTACCAGTAATTAGCCTCGTGCATCCAATAGTATGTTTCGCCATAATAGTTATACGCTGGGCTATATACATCACGCCATATGGTTTCTATGTCGTAGACATACTCGCTAATCGCCCAAGTCTCGACATAAGTCCAGTCATGATATGGCGCAAACTTTACACGTGCAAACAGATGGTTCATGCCTGTCTTCTCATTGTAGTTACGCACAAGCTCACAGCGAATCTTGGTATACTTCTGGTCCCATAAATACTTAAATGTAGTAGCATAGTCTATGCAATTTACAAGCCCATCATTATTTCTATCTCGTACTGATTTGCGTGTCTCAACAATCAAGTTACGGATAGCAGTGTCATATCGCTGTGCTGGACGTTCAGCTGCATTCGACATGAGAGTGAGCCCTGCCAGAATCAAAGATGCTATAATTTTTTTCATATCTACCTCCCTTTATGAAAGAACCCAGTCAACTAGGACTGGGTTCAAGAAGTATTTTATGGCAGATTACAAGTGTGGTGCTGAATTACATCTTTACGATTGTGTATGTGCTGTTGAGAATATCAGCCGAATCTTTGTTAAACTCGACGATGATTCCCTTCTCAGCCCATCTCTTGACGTAAGCATCGACAGCTGACTTACCCTTAAGGGTCTTCTCAAAGATTGCCTTGAGCGTCTTGCTGTCTCCAACTTTTGGAGAAGCGCCGAAAATTGCATTGAACAGTGAAGAGTTGTTGACGGTAGTCTTACCGTTGATAAGCTCTTCAAGGAAGGCTTTGTTCTCTTCATCAAGCTGGTCGTAGAAACCACCACTGATGAGCTTGTCCTTGATAGACTGCGCTTTCTTAACGCGCTCTTCTTTCTCAGCATTCCTTCTTTCCTTGAAGCGCTGTGCTGCCTCACGCTTTGCCTGCTTGTACGCTTCCAATTTATCAGCTGCTGCTGCTGTTGGCTCTGCTGCTACTGGTGCAGCTGCTTCATTCTGAATGTCTTCTGTCTCAAATGTTGTGTCCATAACTTTTTCCTCCTGGGTTACAACGTTTTCTTCTTTCTTCTTGTTTTTCTTAGGCATATATAAGTCCTTACAAGAACTACAAAAATCCAGCCCGGACACGCATGACATACGTTTATCCGGACATCGTTTTTATATTCTTTAATATATTATATTATTTATTATTAATAATAAATAATATTAATTAATAAATTTATTATGCACTCACTTTTACAAGACGATTATACAACGTCTCGCCAACATAGCGTGAGAGTGACCTGCTCAAATCGAGGCTCTTGACAAGCGCAAGATTTACGTGCACGTTTTTTATGATAGCAAGCATGCCATCTGCTTCTTTATAGTACAGTGATGCTATCTCTTCAGCAAACTGTTTTTTGTATGTTTCCTCATTGTCATCAGTAGCAATAGATACATGGCATATAGCAGTGTGCACACGAAGAAACAGGGACAAGTCCAAGTCACGCCATTCACGAACGCCAAACTTCCAGACACTTGTAGCAGATGTAGGCACCAAGTTATCTGGGTACATACTATCCATGCGAACAGCAATGACTCCGTCCACGACAGACACAAAGGTCCAAGTGAACTTCACGATGTTACTGCCAGTTCTATGTACGACAGAATTGACTGTGTACTTTCTGGCAAACGCCTGCTGTCCTGGACGCCAGTCAACCTTTAACTGACAAGTGTCAAGAGTAGCTTTCTTGTCGTTCTTAAGTTCCATAAAACAATCTATGCCACGTGTCATGACATAAAGGTCAGGGAAGCCACGACAGGTACTACCTGTTTCAACACGATAATAGTCAGTTCCTTCTTTTTTCAGTTTCTTAATAACTGAACTGCAAAAAGCCTTTTCAGAAATGTACATTGTTTCCTCCATAAACAAGATGGTCAAGACTATCAACACATTTTTCAAATGTGTTTAACGATATATTAAAAATTTTTATGTTTATTTTTTAATTTCGTAACGGAAAAATTTTTTATTTATACGAATTAAAATTAAACATGACAAAAAATTTTTATAATATTCATTATTAATTAATAGCCACCAAGAAAAAGCACTTAGCTCCTCCTGATGGCCAACCTGCTTAAATAATACCGAGCTTTGTGAGAGCCATAAGAGACTCTTCACCATAAACTTCGGTGTTATTCGGCTGCTCAAGCAACTCGCCAATGAGATACAGTATGCAGATGTTCTTTTTCAAACCACTGCGTATAACAGTAGCAGACGCTTTCTTTACCTTGTCGCCCTTCAAACCGTTATCATTGCAAGTGTCTCTGTACTGCTGCTTCAATTCAGCAAGTCTTTTGTTGAGCTGATTCTTAAGTCTTTGCTTACTTATCATGTTTGCTCCTTATATTACATGTATTCTTCGATGATTTCCAAGACCAGTTTGCGTGCTTTATCTGGGTCGATGTGCGCCATAACAATCTGCACGAATGTATCTGTGTTCATGTCTTCAAGAGCCGCATCTGCACACTCATCAAGAAATGAGCTGCCGAATGTGTCTTTGATAAAGTCAGTTGTAAGTTCAGTGCATTTGACATAATCGTTATTGACCTCGTCCATTGACAAATAGTCGGCATCATCTGCTACACGTTCAGCATAGTAGCAGTCAACAGCATCCGGGTTAGCTTCTACTATGTCTGACATGAGATTGGCTTTGTCTTCAGCAGTAGTCTGGTTCTCACAGTAGCTGATGAACTGCTCGCGCGTCATTGTGCTGGCAATTTCAAGGTCTGTGGTGAATCTGTCAATTGTGCTGTTGATAACATCAACCAGCATATCCCTTTCTTTTGTGATTTTTCCAATCAACTCTTTGCTCGATTCCATGTTTTGCCTCCTTAGAATCTTACGTCTTTTACCATGAACTTTATTATACGAACAGCTTCTTCAAGAAAACTGCTCACCTTTATATTCTCAGCATGCTCCAAGTGGTCAGTAATCTCACCAAGATACATGACAGAGTTCCTACGCATAAAAGCCACACGCTTAGGGTACTTGTCTTCAGCAAGCCAATCCTGCTCAGCAGTCTCTCTGTCAACGACACGTGTACTGCTACGCACCACATTAATGGCTGGAAAGCACTGTATAGACCTTTCAAAGTATGTGTTGTTGAATTCATTGTGGTATAGCTTGTTTACCACAACCTCGATACCCTGGTTATATATCTGCACGTCAGCACAGACAAGTCTGGCTCTTTTCTTGCACACGTCTTCTTTCAACATGTCTGCTGTTGTTTTGTCTTCTTTCAAACTAGTCCTCCTTATACATTTTGCCACAGTTTACCACAGCACCATTTTACAAAAGACAGTTCTGAATCATCGAGCAACAGTTCATGTGTAGTATATGCTGTCTCGTACACGAAGTACAGATGGTTCTTGCACTTGTCATAAACAACACACCGCACATAACCTGCACTGAACATATACGGACCATGTGTGAGAACAATTGGACGAGACACATCATATATGCCTCTGCACTTGCAGAGCAAGTTTTCCCATGCATTGGTTTTTCTGTATGATGGTTCTTTATATACAGAATAGACAGTTGCATAGTTTTCTGCAAGAAACATACGCTTGTACTTCTCGAAGTACCGTTTAAGCATTCTTTTGGTCATTGCTTTTGTCTCCTATCATTTTCAAGAACGGTATCTGCTTTGTCAACTGAAGCAGACTTCTGAATGTGGCTATGCGCTCGCCACCTGCATCAAGCACATACCAGAATGTACAGTCTTTTGTAACTTTCATATGCTACCTCTTTATGTATAGATTTAACTGCTAAAGCAGTCATTCAAACGGTCCAACATTTATGCTGAACCGTTCGAGAACTGTTCTAAAGTTAATCGCCTACGCTATACAGTTCTTTTAGACCTCGCATATTGTGCCTAATATAGTTGAGCCACATGCGGATGCCTTCTTTATCTGCAGCAGGTTTACCATCAGCAATCCACTGCTTGACAATGTGAACAGCAAGCATAAGTATACCATCTCTTTCAGTGGCACATAATATACTAAGTTCTTCTTTTGTCCAAGGTTTATCTACAGCTAAGGATGACTTAGGCTGTTTCCTCGGACGACCTGCTTTATTCCACTTCACCACTGTCCTCCAGTATGCCATCAAAAGATACTGGTATACTTTCTGCAGTTATTATACCAGATGCTTCAGATGCAAATCCTTCTATCTCGTGATGTTTGGTATCATCACCAGACATGGAACCTATTCTGATTATGAACCTGCGCAACGTCAGTGGCTCTTCTGCTGAAGACGGCTCGCCTGTAAGACAGATAGACATATCTGCTAGCAGCATATCATCAACAAGATAGCCTTTGTAATCCTCTGCTACGTACCTGAGAATGGCTGCCACGAACTTGTCAACCAGTTTCTTACAGATACTTTTCAATTCTTCATTATCCATAATTACCTCCAAAAGTGTTGCTAGTTATTAGCTAGCAACACACACTACTATCTGAATGTCTCATAAAATACTGCTATTGCTATGCAAATAACAGATATTATTATAAGCAACATCAAGATGTCTGGACTTTCTGTGAATGCTTCGAGCATATAAGCCTCAAGTATTATACAGCTTGTTATAGATGTCCTTGAGCTGCTTGTCTGTTGCATTTTTGAGCACTGTCAAGATACAGCAGATATACAGGTCGAAATCATCATCAAAGAAACTGAGAAGGAAGTCTTTGCTAAGATTAAGCACTTTGTCAAAAACAGCAGAGTTGCATTCGACTTGATGCTGCATAAACCTGCTTGTGATTTCTTCACAAACATACTTTTTAAGTTTATCAGTATACAGAGTGATTGCTATAACATGCTGGCTCTCAAAACTGTAGCTTACTTTATCACCAGCATCACTTATGATGAGGTCATCAGCAAAGTTGTCGATATCTTCCTGAGTTACAAGCTCATATTCCATGAACAGACTTGCAAATGACTCAGTGAAGTGTTCACAGATGTAGTCTGAATCGACTCCATTTGAGATAGGGCATGTTACTGTAGCACGTATGTCAGCTGCTGCACTGACAGCCTTTTGTCTTTCAGAAACACTCAGCACTTCGTTGGACAACATCTTTGTTAGAAGACCACTTTGATAAGTAGACTCTACATTATCCAAGAAAGACAATGCAGTCACTTTATCAAGCCTAGACAATGCTGAGTTGTCTTCGACTATGTTTCTCAGCATATTCATTACTGTTATGTCCATAGGTTACCTCCTATATATCCAAGAACATTTTCCAAGCAATCTCTTCAAGAGTTGTCTGGAACACAGTTTCAAATTCATGATTCAAATGATGCCTTATAAGGTACAGACCTTTCCCGGACGACACATCAAAGCATAAGTAGTACGCACCGAGTCTATTCAGACGGTCTCTTTTGGCATTCAACATTTCCATATATTTCCTCCAAGGTAACTGTACCAAGCATAAAATTGGCCCAGTTACCTTTAACCACTGCTGAATTTAGTTCATTGCCTGCTGTCTTTTATAGATTTCTTTAAGCAGACGGTAAAGACAAGCAAATGTGAACGTCTTGGAATAGTCTATGATTGGCAGGTCAAGAATGCTGTCTGGCAAATCATGCTGAACAAGGTCATGGTTCATATAGAAAGGCCAATTGCTGTTGTTTTTGCCAAAGTAGCTGTTGACATAACCATTGAACGACCAAATAGGCATCTGAAGCATCTTACAAACGTCTGAAAGAATAGACTTTCCAGGGATTACAACGCGATTATCATCAGTAACAACCAATTCTGTAGGATAATATCGTGCATAGAATCTTCTTTCTGCTACGTCAAGCGTGAAGGCTATTCTTTTGCCAGAACCCTTTGACTTATAGGACAACACCAATGTTGTGTCATACCAAGGGTCAGTGCAGAGAACAAAGGTAGGCTTGTTAATAGCAATTGCATCACCATTAAGCATTCTTGGAATGAATCTTTTAAGCTGTATATAGATATCCCAAGATGACACACAGTTGAATTCAACTGCATCTTTGTACAGGTGTGGCAAGACAGTTTCTTTATAGCTGTCATAGATTTTCTGACAAAGCGGCAATACTTTTTCAAGCTGGGCTTTGTCTTCTGAAGACATGACTGGTAAAAGGTTAGGCAGAGTAATATGGTACAAGCCAACACTACGGTCATACCTGTGGAGCATTGCTTCGATTGGAACTATTTCATCAATAGGTTCCAATGTCGCTGGTGTAGAAGCAAGCCAAATGCTTCTGATTTTGATGGCTTTCTGAACCGAAAGCTGCTTAATAAGATAGAACATATAACTACCTCTTTGGGTTAAGATGTGATTACCAATGTAATCATCTAGACAGCCCAATATTTTTCAACTGGACTGTCCAGGAATTACACTGAATGGTTACAGATATTTTTCAAGACCTCTGTCTTTTACTTCTTGGACCAGGGCTTCATCTGAAACATCTGCGAGTTCTGAAGAGTTCTGGAGTTTTTCATCTTCATTTTTGACATACTCCAAAGCACTTGTCAGGCGTTCAACAGTTCCATCATCATCTTTTTCTTTAAGACTAATAGACCGCTGCTCATATGCGATTCTTAACGTTAGGTAATATGTCAAGAAGTCTAAAATTTGTTCTTCTGTCATTTTTGACCTACCTATTAGGATTTTAACGGTGGCAGCCTTTCTAAGCAGGCTGCCTGAGGCTTATCTGTGATTTACATGTTCATTGCAAATCCAGTGATTCTGTTGGACATGTCAACAACACCTGTATCAGCAAGTTTCTTGACTGCGTCCTTGACCTCTTTAAGGTTGAAAGCACCATCGAAGCCGTCTGGAACATCGTCCTTGGTGGCATTAAAGAGCAGGTTGCCGTCTTCGTCTGTGATGAAGTCGCCTTCTGGATTGGCACCGCTTCTCTGTGTTACAAACTTGTAACTGACGGTTTCTGGAAGGTCATCCGGGCTAGAAACCCCGAAGAACTTCTCGAGCAGGCTGGATTTGGTCTGGACTTTAAGGGACTTGGTTTCTGCAGTAACATCATCGAGCAGAGCCAGAGCATCTTCATCTTCGACAGCAGCCCGAATCTTAGCAAGGTTGTCAAGAATGCGGCCAACCTTCTCGTTCAAGGCTTCTTCTTCTTTGGAGAGTTTCTTTGTGCCACGTGGTCTCTTGACCCCGGTAGCATTGGCCTTTTTGTTGGCATAATACATGTCCTTTTCCTCCTGTGTCAAGACAGTGGTGAGTGGATAAGCAGACCGTTCAATGCCGTCTATCTCGAACGCGACCCAACCAGATGTGGACGTTTCTCTCATCGGCTTGCTTCTTGGGGCTTTGATGAGGTTGTCGACGTCTTCTTTGGTAAGGTAGCCCTCGGCCTGCATCACAGCCATAGAAGAGACCTTCTTCGGGATTGCGACAAATTTGCGGACCGACTCCTGGATAGCGACTGGGACATTTTCATAATTAACCATAATAATACCTCTTTGGATATAAAAATATTTAGACTTTATACAAAGTCTTTATACCGTGCCACAGATACATCTATGGCACATTACAAAGGCTCTGACAATACATCCTACACCAATACATCTCGGCTATAAGGCTCCAGTGCAATTCTTTCATGCGTACGTCCACAGTTCAACTGTGCCCGGACCTTTTTTAGGTATTTTACTTGGACAGAGAATCCAACCTAACTCGGCGAGACCTCAGGCCCTAGGTAAAATTAAACCTACCCGTTTCAATAGGGTCGCTACTCCTACATAACGGTCCTTCCCTAAACATTTCAAATAACCTAAATCAAATAATCTTTATTTATTTAACTTATATTTATATATTAATATATTAAAAATGGAATTACGGTTAACTAGTTAAACAGACACAGAAATTTTTTTGCTCGTGCACCTACCAAAAACCCAAGGTGAAGAGAACCAGTAGTCATGAACATAGGACCAGGAGCTCAGCCTCACGAACGTTAAACTTGTACAACAACATCAGGAGCGTTATGAAAATAAAATGTTCTAAGAAAATTCAAGATTGTTTAACGATATACTAAAAATTTTTACATTAATTTTTTTAATTTTGGTAGAGAAAAATTTTTTATTTATACGAAATGAAAATAAAATTTTACAAAAATATTTATAACATTATTAAATTTAACTTTTAGCAAGTCACAACAACCGGTCCTCCCGTTGACGCACAACCTGCTATTTACGTCGGTGCACTATATTACTTTTGATTTTAGTATATTTACGTTTGTTTAAGTTGTTGTTACATTTTATTAATTATTGGGGGGACTTTTATGATTAACATTAAGTGTCAGACCAAACACGGAATTACATTGAATGAACTTACGCCGTTTCAGGGTGACCTTAAAAAGAGAACAAGCAAAGATGTATCACTATTAGCAAAGAGTATAGAGGATGAAGGTCTTTTGATGCCGTTTGCTGTGTGGAAGCATGATGGTGTTAACAGTCTTCTTGATGGTCATGGAAGATATGCAGCCCTCATGGAAATGTCTCTCAAGGATAATTCTATTCTTGAGCAGGCGCTTCCAGTCATTTACATAGATGCCGATTCAGAGGAACAGGCTAAGAAAGCTCTTTTGCAGATTACATCTGCCTATGGCCATATTACTAAGAAAGGTGCTGTTAACTTTTGTAAAACATTGCCGAATTACAAAGCACCATCTATAAATAGGTTTGTCTATAAGCAGACACGTGCAAAGAAGTTTGATGCACCAAAAACTGAGCAACGTATAACAATAGCTGTACCTATTGATAAGGCGGATGCTGTCTTGGAATTGTTTAAGACAGTTAATTATATAAGAATACTTTAAGGGGTATGTATGGAAGATACAGAAGTTATCACAGCTGAAGAGATTGATGACTTTCATTTTGAGAAAGACACTTCTATACAAGAAACAAGTAGTAAGGAAACACTTTCATCTGGAATACGTAAATTACTATACGCTAAAACAGCAGATGATATTCTTCCTGTAACTACTGTACGCAGTAATGTTGAACTGCCGCAGTTTGATTCAATTTATGAGATAGCTAGAGCAGCTGACATGACACTGCAGGAGTTTGTACAGAAAGACCCTCAGTATGCAGTTAGACTGGCTGAGAATTCTTATGCGTCCTGGAATAATCTTCTTACATCTGTGGCGCTTACTGGTGGCATTGATATACCAAACGATGATGGAGACACACAGACTTTTGCGGTTACCAAGAACCAGACAAAGTTAATTGAAATACGTGTACGTGAAGCAGCTAAGCAGCTTGATGCAGTGAATGCACTTGTACTTATTTGTTTCAAGGACAATGAGCAACGTAAGGATACTCTTGAGCGTGCCATGTACAGAAGGGCGTTGAACGGCGATGCCAAGATGGCGATATACCTGCACGACCGCGTTGACGGACGTCCGACTGAGACAAAGCAGATTGAGTATGACTATGATAATGCATATAACATCTACATGATTATTCATACGCTGTTCGACAAGCAGCTGCAGGTATTGAATGCAGGAAATGGCACTATTTTGGCTTGTTGTTCTCGACGTGCCGGAAAGACACACATGGAGGTCGCAATCATACTCATCGAGTGCCTACGTAAACCACGTACAAAATGCATGTATATTGGAGAGACAGCGGAGTTGTCTGAGTCGCTGTTCGACAAGGCAGCTAATGATATCATTGATGCCTGTAACTTGAAGGACAAACGTGGAAGGCGTTTCAATTGGCGAAAGATGGATAATGGCTCAGAGGTAATGATACGTGGTCTGTCGAACACTAAAGACCCTGACCAGATACGTGGACAGGCTGCGAAAGTCATCGTCATAGATGAGTTCTTCCATTTGAAGAGTGAGCTTCTTGAGTACATGCAGCGTGAGGTTCTTGAGCCTATGCAGATGGACTTTGCCGATGACTACAAATTTATCTGCGCGGGAACACCTCCACAGGTCAAAGGTACTTATGGTGAGCATGTATGGCGGACATGGGATGTTCCGAAGTTTACATGGACATGGCGTGACAATCCGCATCCTGTCGATATTGAGAAGAGGAAGGAGTATGTTGATAAGATTTTGCATGACAAAGGTCTCGACTGGACTAGCTCATTTGCGAGACGTGAGTATAATGGTGAGTGGGTTTATGATGAAGACCTGCTCCTCTATCCTGATGTACATACGTACAATCCTCGCGAGGTTATGCCAAGTATAAAAGCGTCACGGGTTCTTTTTGGAGTGGATTACGGCGTTGGCGATAATGATACTATATGGGGTTGTGTTTGGAATGATGATGAGCAGCGCGGTTTCCAGTTTTGGGAGAGCAAGTTTAACAGGCTTGACATAATGGACAGGTCTATCTCCCAGCTTGAGTACCTGGGTGAGGAAGTACGTGCCGCCTGGCGGACGGCTTTTGACTACTTCCCTGAACTGTCTCCGAAGGAGGCGAACAAGCGTATTCTGTGGGATGCCGACGACTCAGACCAGCATCTGACAGACCATTTCAACATCCACATAAGATTGACTGGCGAGGGTTTCGAGGACTTGCGCCTCAACATAACCAACGCCCACAAGACGGACAAGTCTATAATGTTCGACAAGATTAGGGATTTGCTGCGCCGCGGTGACATGTTGATTCTTGAGGATAGCAAGTGTGAGCATGAGATACAGTCGACGATTTTGAAGCGTGGACCGAATGGCGAGGTGTATAAGGAAGTGGATAACAAAGCGTTCCATCCAGATTTGCTCCCTGCCATGCGCTATGCTTTGTGGAATGCTATAGGAGTGTAATAATGGCTACAAGAAAATTTATCAAGATGTATAACATCAGGAGAGAAGATGTTGATAACAAAGGCAATGTCAATCCTGATGCAGCGTTGTACCCGATGTATATGACACAGTATCGTGATAACAAGACAGGCAAAAAGTTTAGTGAGTTGCCACCAGAAGCTATTGATGATAAGTTGTCTGATGAGGATAAGCCTTATGATAACAGTACAAATGCTCACCCAAATAGGACTGTACATGTGCATGAAGCAGGCAATGACGATAATACTCATATAGTTGGACCTGATTTGAAACGTGGCTATTCAGCTCTGGCTTTTGCTAATAAAGACAAACGGCATGGCGATGACTACTTCAGTGATTGGCATAAGATTAATCGTGATAAAGACATACACAGTATATTGCATACAGATGCGTCTAAAATCATGGATAATAAACAGTATGGTATGATGTATTCAGATGCAGGTGGTGATATAAGGTCAATTGCTGACACCATATCACCTGGTTCACACTATAAGGGTTTTTACACAGTGCCCCTTATTGTTGAAGCAGATGACAGTGATGTTATAAACTATAATGATGTCATCAAAGATAACTATGACCCTACGAGAGACTACTTGCCTGAAGTGCAGTTGAAGCGTGTTATTCGCAGGTCAATTATGCCAAATGCACTTGTTAATCAATCTAAAGGTGTATATATAGAAAAACTTGCTGTTACTATAGATAACACATTTGGTATTCTTTCAATGCTAGGCGAATATGAACAGTTTTTGAGTAGTGCAGCTACTTCAGTACAAGACGCAAATGCTCTATATAATAAGCTGTATAAGGCATTTGAGCTTGCTATAAAGTACTGTGGTGTAATCATAGATAACTTTTATGAAATGTCTGATATATTTGAGGATTTATCATCTACAAATGATAAGGTTGATAGTATACTAGCTGATGCTGGGTATACACTCGATGACGTAGAAGAGCTTACACAGACTATAGTGGACATGAATGCTAAGTTTACACAAGACACCAAAGTACACGTGACACCTGGTATGTCTCTTCTTAAAGATACTGCTAAGATACTGGCACCAATATTCAAAAGTCTGTGTGAACATATCGGTACCTATATTAACCAACTTACAGCCTTACAAGACAGTTTGTCAGAAATGTCTGATACAGGTATTCCTGGACAGTTTGTACCAGACATGGATATAATGCATAAGGCTACTCAGAAAGGTGGTGCATTCGACTGGTATGATAGCACAACATATTCTGATGAGCGCTTGAAGAATATATATAATAGTTGTCGTGACGTTACTTTGTCAGACAAGCAGCTGAAGTATATCTACGACGACTTCAGTAAGTTCAAGAAAGGTGCCACACAGAACAGCATTACAAAAGGTGTGAGGGGGTTGGGGCAGTGAGAGTGAGAAAGGACAAGGAGCCATCTCTGCTTAGAAAGCTGATTGACATCTATTTTGAGCAGGCAAAACGTAGGAAAGCTGTACGCTTGCTTGAAAGGCAGTCCTGGTCGTTCGATTTTCTGGCCGCCATAGTGAGCAGGGCGTCTAAGTTGGCTGGAAAATCCATCAGCATAAGCGTCACCAACAAGGACGGCACTACCCTGACCATAGCAGGCAGCCCTGACAGGGAGGTGCAGTACGAGGACAGTATTTTCGACCACCTGGACGATGATATTGCTATACAGCACTTCATAGCCAAGAACAACACAAGGAGATAGTATGGCTACAAGAAAGTTCATAAAGATGTACAACATCAGACGTGACGACGTCGACGACAAAGGCAACGTCAATCCTGATGCTGCATTATACCCAATGTATATGGGGCAGTATATTGACAACAAGACAGGCAAGAAGTTTGTCGATTTGCCGCCGGAAGCTATTGATGATAAGCTGTCTGATGAGGACAAGCCCTATGATAACAGTTCAAATGCTCATCCAAATAGGACTGTGCAGATACACTTACTCGGTGACAAAGACCCTTTTCAGACAGTTGGGCCTGACTTGAAGCGTGGATACTCGGCACTATCATTTGCCAACAAGGATAAGAGGCATGGTGATGACTACTTCAGTGGCTGGCATAAAATTGACCATGATAAGGATATAAACACTGTTTCATACACTCCTTTGGATAAGATTGAAGAACATGGCCAATATGCTAAGCATTTTAGTAGTGCAGGTAAGGATGCTGCGAGTCTAGCTTATAATATAGCACCTGGTGAACGCTATAATGGCTTTTATACATTGCCGCTTATTGTTGAGGCAGATGATAGTGATGTCATCAACTATAATGATGTTACCAAGGACAACTATGACCCTACAAGGGATTACCTGCCGGAAGTGCAGTTGAAGCGTATCATTAAAAAGTCAGTCATGCCTAATGCTCTCACCAACAATGCTAAAATGGTATATATGAACAAGGCTGCTACTGTTTTAAGATACTTTGATAATCTAATTCCAGTAGTAGAGGACTATACACAGAAGGTGTCTGACCTTAATTCTGATTCATCAAAACATAAAGATGCACAGAAGGTGTATAATCTATTGCAGAATGTACTTAATGAAAGCATAAGCTGGTGTGATAAAGCTACGAGCATGGGTCGGGAACTATTTGACATTTTGGAAAATGCTGATATAGATGTAGGCTTTGATATCCGTCAACAAGCTAGCTATGCTAATAGAACCTTTAAGGATATAGATGAGTGCTTGACTTATTCAAAGTATGTACTTGATTGGCTTATGCAAGGTCCAGTAGACCAGGATGCCAACATGGAAGCTGCTAAGCAGATAGGCACCTTACTTATGACATTACTCTATGATTTCAAGGACCTAAGAGCGGACTGTAGAGCAGTATATTATGCTTCGCAAGATTTGTCTGATGAGGGTCTTGCAGGCAGCTACGTGCCAGATACTGATGTGCTGAAAAAGGCTACGCAGAAAGGTGGTGCGTTCGACTGGTATGACCGTTCAACATACTCTGATGAGCGTTTGAAGGATATCTATGGTGACTGTCGTGACGTTACTTTGTCAGACAAACAGCTGAAGTATATCTACGACGATTTCAGTAAGTTCAAGAAAGGTGCTACGCAGAGCAATATCACAAAAGGCTTGAGGGGGTTGGGACAATGATTAACTGGGTGCATGATGATGTTACCAAGCAGTACAGGCCTACACTTTATCCTGGAGAATCCGTCGATGACTGGTCTATTCCAGAAGGCATTGACCAGGATTTCCACAGGCTGAACAGCATCATAGAGACAAAATATTCTCGTGAGTTTCTGAAAGTGTGTGCTTTCTATAACAAAATGTTTCCGTCGCCGAAGTCGGCTGGCTGGTCTCGTACAGCATACAACGTTCCACCGTTTACTGCTCTTGAGCAGGAGCGGTCAGATACAGGATATGGTACAAATTACAACTACCTGAAGCAGATTGTCGACCAGATTACGTCAAGACTTGGAACGATTTCGTTTGTTCCGAAGATGATGTCCGAGGAGCAGAACTTCGAGTACATTGTCTACAAGGACGAGGCTGAGCGCATACTCAGGAAGCTGATTAAGGACGACGATTTGCAGCGAATAAGCATTGAGGCTTTCCACAATGCATCCATACTCGGTTACTCACATACGTTCATCGACCCTTATACCGGAAAGATGATAAAGGCGAACGACTATGAGGTTGGCGTGTACAGCGGCCAGTTCAACAGGCACAACGTAAAGCAGATGCTATATAGAGACTATGATTTCCCTGTGACAGACACATTTGTGTATATGCAGGGGCTTGACGATGACGCCAAGAATGAGCTGCTTGAGGTGCTCGCCGGAAAGAGCAGCGTCGAGTTCAGCATGTATTTTGACTGCGTGAAGCATTATGTATATGTGACCATCTGCGGAAAGACGCTTCCGGCCAGGGAGTACCCTTTTGACAGCGTGCTCATGACAACATTTACCTGGGACACCGGCTTCTCCAGGCAGCTCACTACATCCATATTTGACCTGCTCTATCCAATCCAGCGTGAAGTGAACAGAATTGCCGCAAAGAAGCAGCAGCTGATTAGGATGTATAAAGGCTCCGTTCCGGTGTTCAATTCCGACGTAGACCTTGCCATGAAGGCCATATCAAACGGTACAGGCGAGGCACTCTACATTGACTCGTCAAGGTCTACTGCTGACCTCATGACTGTAATCAACCCTACACCGCTCGACCCGCAGCTCGACGCGGAGATACAGTCGCATAAGACTACCATGTATGAGCTTGCCGGAATACAGAACGCCTCCTTTGACATGGAGAACATGCGTTCGGCTGCCGCCGTGGTTGCGCTTGACCAGACGCGCGATAGCGTGTTCCAGGCACAAATGGCTGGAATGTCACAGTTTATAAAGAGTATGCTTATACTCTATATAAAATTTCTTAGTAAGTACCCAGATATGCGTACGGACAGGTGCGTGATAGACTGGTCCACGATTGACAGGCTCATTGAAAATGCATATATTGTTATGCAGCCTGTGCACCTGAACGACCCGCTGTCTGATGAAAACAGTGTGGATGATACTGATGTGGACTATACACGCATATCTTCGGCACGTGTGCTTCTGAACATCATAGACGGCAAGTATACATATGACACACTGCCATACTATCTAAACCCTGCACAGGTCACACTCGATGTCGCGGCGTTGCTGATAAAGTTCGGTGCATTTGGTGTTGAAATACCTGATAATGTACACATGTTCCTTATGCACGCCTATATCGACTATATCAAGAACAATGAGAACAGCTTCTAGGAGAATCTATGATTGATGGACAGACAAAAGAAATACCTTTGACAAGTGGATTAGACGTCAAAAGCTCCGACATGCTCGTTCCGGTCGAGCAGCCATTGTTCCAGCATAACAGGCAGCGTTATCAGGGCAAATATCTGCCCACGTCGCTGCGCTTCGAGCATGACGGCTGGGCCGCTGGAAACGACGTGTACAACTTTGACATAGAGGAGGCTGCTTTGGATGTGGATGGCTACACCATCACGAAGCAGCTCATAAATAAGACACCCGTGTACAGGATACTTTTGACCAAGGACAAGAAGCGTGTCGGTAGTTTCTACTACATTCCGACAAGCTCCGTGCTGTCCTCGGCCGTTCCGTGCACTGTCACGGACACCGTGAATCCTGTCGTATCGGGCACAATCAACGGAAAGAATTTTTCGCTTGCCTACGACTCCGTTGCCAAGGCGTTCATTAACACTTTGGACAATGCTGTACAGGTGCTCAATACTGAGCTTGGAAATGACTATAAATATACTGTAACTTTGCAGGACACGTCGGCTACGATTGACATCGATTTTGGGGGCATGCAGTTTCCTACAGAGACAGTAAAGAACGGTGACTATACGCTGGCGAAGTTTTCCGGCTACTCCAATGGCGCGGCTGTCTGGTCCAGCGGAAAGCAGAACGTGTCCATACAGAATGGGGAACTCAAATATAGCTATGATGGAACTGTGCTCTATACCATACCTGTGACTGTAGACAGCAACGGGCACATACAGACCTCCTTTAAGGTAGCCCTTCTTGTGCAGGACAACATTGCCATGGATATTGTGGAGTTCACACCGATGCTTACGGAAGTCAGCGTTGAGACGAACGGCAAAGTGGCCATGTCGGCGAGCAGCGTGGTGTTCAACAAGCAGAGTGCGACCATTGAGGACAGGGAGCACACAGGCAGATACAACGGCGACAAGCTGTACGCGAACAGCCTTGCGGACTACAACAAGCAGACCATAGAGCAGAAGCTGCCCATGTGGGTGGGTGTGTCCGCCGACAATAAGGTAAGCCGTGGAAACATGGTGCTGCCTGTTGGTACAGCACTCAAGTTGGAGAAGAAAGACTCTGATGGCGTATATTACACTTGGGATGGTGTCATAAAGTATAATGGTGATACCAAGGCAGTTGTCACTGCCGCGACTACAGCCAATATGACACAGTACGAGCACCCTGCTACAATAAACGCTTGCTTTTGGGAGGGCACCAAGTGTACTGAGCTTATCTCATCAGGGTCGACTAAAAGCGTAAATGTACTATACCACGTCAGTTTACACAACTCTATCGGGGATTCTTGTGGAAGTGCATACTTCTATCTCAATGTGACTACAGATTTTTCCGGCTTGAACACTACTCATTTGAAAGAGATTCTGTCCATCGACAAGAGGTCTTCTACCTCTTCATATAAAATTGAAATACTTAGCATATCTACAATTGAAGGTAAGTTGATGTGGTCTGACACGTTTGACCTGTCGTTCAGCAAGTTCTATAAGAGTGGCACTATCGGGTATAGCATATCCAACAATGACGAGGTGTCCTTGAAAGTGTCAGGTTTGGCGTTCAACGGCGAATTGAAGAGCAACAAGCTGCCTAGCCACACAAAATATGCCGACCAGACAGGTTATTCAGATGACTACAGCACAGTCTGGTATGCTCGCTGCTGTGAGGTGCTTCTTGCTTCCGACATATACATTAGCAGTGGTGCGTTTCTTCCTGTTGAGGCATCTTCGGACAATTTTGCTGTAGTGCCGGCAGTCATTTCAGACAGAAGTTACGTTGACGCAAGCGACTTTTTTACGCACAGCATTGGGACATGCTCCGTAAATGATGGCGTGCTTAGCATGAAGGTAAACTTGTGCTCAAAGGATGCGACGCAGTACATGTTCTACACCACTTCCTCTGTGGACAGCTCTGATGTGCAGTTTGTGCCTGGTCATATCATGAACAATGCGCTGAAAAGCATTACCGACGACACGAACAACATGCAGGGCTACATAGTGCCTAAAAGTTTCGCGGGAACGACGGTCGATACCACATATGCAGTCGGTTCTACGTTGACAGCCAACATATTGAAGACTCCGGGCGGCACCACATACAAGTACATCAAAAGTATTTCAAGCGATGTCAGTGTGGCTGGACTTGCCAAAGGGAACACGTTTACCGAGAAATATGCAGAGCTGTTCGTTGATAGTGTGTCATATACGGTGGGCGACTCTGTCATGTTCATAGATATTTCCAAGAATGTGTCCAATAACAATGCATATTTGACCCAGCACAGCCAGCAGATGACACTTTTGATTGATGGTGCTGTTGTTACGAGTGGTAGCTACGCCCTGGATTCCATCATTCCGTCTTTCAGTGGCACATTCGTGTACAAGGACTATGCGAACCTGCTCAGCTTTGCAGCTGCTGCAAACTCGGCGTCTAACAGCATTGACAGAATGGTGATACAGTTCAATGTTCCTGCTGATTACACTTTGTCATTCTACATGCCCTATGTGTTCAACAGTGCTTTTAGACTCGACACATTCATCAACAACATGGCGACGGTATATTACGCCGACGGCAAATACAAGCTGCTGATTGACTACACTACAAAAAATGTTACCCTGTACACATCTGACGATGATTTTGCCACAGCATATAGCTGTGACGAGTCATGGTATGGCATAAACGCAGTCAAGCTAACATCTGAGTATGTGCGCTCTATTACGTTGGCTCTCTTGGGTGTGTACAACAGCACAGTCGCTATAGACGCATTGTCTCAGGAACATGTGTTGTCCATACAGCTTGAGGGCAACGCATTGATGTTTGACATTGACGACCTGCTCAATGCTACTACAGATGGAAGCATGTCGTTCCTTTACACGCGTGTGGAACAGGAGGTTCTTGAGGAAAATCTGTTCGCCAAAGTGCAGTCAGACAACGAGATGCAGTTCCTCAAGCAGCAGTGGGACACGACGAACGACACGGAAAACTTCTGGTGGTTGGACAGCGAGCACGTGCTTGCATTGACGAAGAAAGACTTCATAGTCCGTAGCAAGACTGATGAGCTTTCAGATTGGGACGGTGACGTCTTCGAGGATGGAAACTCCGTCAACCGCACTGAGATTCTCGATTCAAGCGTGCTGAAATATTTCTGCTCGTCGGCAAAGTCTACGGACGCTCGCTTTGTGGCGGTGTCAACAGATACGGAAAACATTCTGCTGACAGTGTACAAACCACTCGACAACTTCTCCAAGTTCAGCATAAGCGTTCCATTTGTGCACATCGACTTGGGTGCTGCTTTGAACGCAGGTAGCACCTCCATATGCACATATTCCCTGCTCGACATTGCCAATGTGATTACGTCTGCGGCGTGGTCTGCCACACACATTGATTCATTGCTCATAGTGGGCATGCACTTCGACAACAACTTCAACCAGTGGACAATTGTCATAGACCTGGACAGTGGCAGCCTTGTGCGTGTCATCCAAGGATATGGCTTTGTCGGTGTGGACGGGTCTCTTACAGGTGGTGAGATACCCTACAAGTATTTTGACGTGAACAAAGGTTTCACAGGAGCAGTGCAGCCTTTGGACAGCCTGTCCGACGACTCGTATGACATTTCCGAGCTTAGCGAGCTGTATAGTGTGACTGACAGGATTGTAGGCAATGACTCGCAGCAGTGGTACATAACATCAAGCATTGATGGCATAGTGTCGCACATAGTGTACTCAAAGGGTACGTTCAAGGCCATAAAGCTGCCTATCAACAACAACTACTCTGTGCGCTATGACAGTGGCTCTTACAAGTCCACAGTGCGCTCCAACATGCTTTTACAGACGGAGCCGATGGCGAACCTGCTGGACAGTCCTACATGGAAAGCCATGATGATATTCTTCAGTTACCCTATTCTGTACTATAGTGCTCCCAAAATATCCATCGCCAACTATTTGCAGCAGACGCTTGGACAGGCGGCGTATGTGCACTACAACTCTACGTCGATACATCAGTCGAAGGACATGACGAAAGAGATTGTCACCACTAACTACTCCAAGGAGGAGTCCGAGGAGGCGTTCGACAAGGACAAGGAAGAGTCCGCCATAAGCATAGACGAGATATCCTTCGACAGGCAGTCGGTACATCAGGAACAGAGCACGACTGACCCATACACAGAGTCGTTTGCACTATTCGCATCCGCTCTCATATCGTTGAACGACTTTGCTTCCGATATCTTGCAGGCCAACAGTGCTACCGAAATCATCGCAAAGGATGCGGGTTTCAAGAACCCTAGCAGGTCTTATGGCAACTACATGTGGCAGAACCTCAGTAGCATGGCAGTAGCTGACATGACAGTGCAGTCTTTGACGCCTACGCACACGTCCGAGGTGACCGCCATCAAGACTCTTGATATGTTCTACTCGACTGCTGATGTACAGAAAGTGTGCGCCGGACGTGGATATGTCAACCATAATTTTGTCGCACAGTGCACGTCGCAGTCTGTGACAAGTATGCAGGGGCAGTTCTTGCAGCAGAAGCTGCTCTACATTATTACTGAATTGACGATGTATCTTATCCGTGAGATGAACAGGACGTTGCACGCCACGGTAGATTACATGCAGAACATGGTGGGTGCTACAGGTGGCCCGACAGTGGCGGGCATGGTCAACACCGTGTCTACGGGTGTGTCTATTGGTTTCGCTGCTGCCGCAGGTGCGGCCACGTTGGGCTGCGTGATTACGGACGTTGCTGTTGAAGCGTTGCCACGAACTCTCGATGCCATCGGAGGCCGTAAGCTCACTTCCTCGATAACAGGCAAATTGCCAAAATACAAGTTTGACGTCGAGGCGAAGCACAAGTACGGCAGCAAGACGGAGCAGTTCATGTGGCCTTGCTTTGGTGTCAATACAGCCCAGAAGGTTATGGACGAGTCTGTCGAAGTGGTGACTATGAACAAGCAGTGGTCGCTTGACTTCGACATAGGCAGCAAACCGAAGTTTCTCGACAAGGACCAGCCGTCGTTTGTCACGTCAAAGCCGTCGGATGACGTTCTTGAAGACTTTGACGGCTCAGTGGACTACTTCATAGCCATGATTAAGGGTAAGCAGACAGAGGTAACACTGCCCGACAACATGGCGTGCGTGATTGGCACGGAGAGCTTCCTGCCTGTCACGGAATACAAGAACGAGTTCATCGGCGAGAGCGAGCCTGTGTTTGTTACTCCGCCGTTCCAGGACTACATAATAGACGCTGACTGGCAACTGTCGCAGACTGCTTCCGTAGGCATGACCACCTGGGTCGGCTGCAAGGACACAAAGATAATCGACGGTGATTTCAGCAACATAATCGTGTCCGACGATTTCTGCGGTGTCGCTGCTCCATATACAGCCATTGAAGTGAAGCGTGGCATACAGAAGAAATATCTACGTCCATGGGCGATAACTCCGCAGGTGCTCGCTTTGAACCAGACAGGACTCAACTGCTGTTTTGAGGAGAAAGCGTACCATGCCTTTGACGGTTATGGCTACCGTGTGGTCAATTGGATAGGCTCCGCAGGCATGAACAAAGAGCACCGTACATGGTTATACTCGTTCCTTGTCAATGACAGGTTCAAGCGCAGTAACAAGATGCCTTTGAACGAGTACCTTGGCAACTTCAGGAGTGACCCGGTTATTGCGGTGTCTGGTGATGTCAATGATAAAGTGTTCACTTTGATTACACAGCCTGGTGAAAACAAAGGGCTACAGGCGGGCACTGTCGGTGAAGACAAGGATGTGCGCAGGTATGCTCTTCCGATATTCTCCGAGTTTGTCAACACGCTTCCGGCCGCTGTGAAGACGATAGCCGTGCAGGTGCTCACTGTCATAGACGGCATAACGTCGCTGACCACTGAAAACAGGGATTTGCAGTTCGCATACAAAGCACCTACCTCCGTCGACTTCAGCATAGGCAAGCAGAAATATAGATATACACAGGAATATATTTGCTCATTGAGGCAGGAGCGTGGCGTCACTGTCACTGAAGATGTTGTTCCTTGTCTTGGCTTGACATATATTGGTGCTACACCGCAGACGGCGTTCCTGTACAACAAAGGCACAGGGCAGTACTACACATATACAGGCGGTGCTTCCTTGCAGCGTATTGACATGCTTGAAAGGTTCAGGAATGTTGTCAACGGCAGGTACGACTTCATCAACCAGGAGGTGCTGATGCCTTGCTTGTCGACGTTCAACAGGTTGGACAAGGTTGTGAAGGATGATATTGATGAAACGGACAATGTTATTGTTCCGCGCCTCTCCAGTGACAATTTTGTTGGTGAAATATGGCCGCCTTTGGACACTATCTTCAACACACGCAGTTGGTTCAGGACACTTAGCCTTCCTTGTGGCGTCACATATCAGGGGCCAAACAGGTGCACGGTTAACAGGTTCACTTTGCAGGACTACATGATTGCTCAGATAAAGAGCAATTATGGCAAATGGAAACGTGTTCCAAAAGAGAACTATCACCCTTTCAGGACATACAAAGCTAAATACGAGTATGTTGATGAGCAGATAGGTGATAACTTGCAGGTAAAAGGCTGGACACATAATCCATTCCTGCTTGTCACGTCTCCGCTGGGTGTTGATGAGCACACTGACTGCTTGTTCGAGTGGGAGATTGTGTTCTGCTGGCCTGTGGAGATGGACAAGCTCTATGGCATAAACAACTTTGCTGCTGTAAACATCATGGCTGAGACCATGACACCAGGTGGAAAAGTTGTTGCTGAGCGTCCGACACACGTGTATCTTACAAAAGAGCTGTTTACACGTACTGGAAACTATGGTTATTATAGTTTTAGGTATCAGAGTAAGTGTGGCTCTGGAAATCGTGAGCGCTTGCACGTATGGTCAGACCAGTTCATATGCGTGAGTTCTTTGAAGCTGGAGTACAAGACACTTACATCAAAACGTACAGAGATACTCACACAGCAAGTTGATATACAGACATTGAAAGAGATTTAATATATTTACAATCAACATATTCAGTAATAAGATATGTTGATTGTACTGGAGGACATATGACTCAGGATAAAAAAGATTGGCTAGAATTTACCACTACATACAATTTACCTTTTGAATCTTCACTTCAGGATGAAGAAGTTGCTGATTTGTATAAGCAGTGGCAGGCAAATAAGGCGAATAAGCTAAAAAGTACACCAAAAGTAGATGTACTAAACAAAATGTTTAATGCTATAGTTCCACCAGCAACGTCTCAGTACCTTACAGAAGATGCTAATGGTAAAGTTACAGGTAAAGACGCCTATGATAACAGTGGCAAGTTACTTGGACAGTATGACCCTGAATCTGTTAAGGATGCTTCTGGTAAATATGACATGACTAAAGTGCCAAATATTATACCGATTTCCGCTGAGCGTCAGCAGTTTCGTAGTGATATGAAAAGGCATGAACAGCAGGTTGCGGCACAGGTAGCAAAAGAACGTGGACCTATGCCTTGGGAAAAGCCACAGAATAAGCCTGCTCCATCACGCAAGGGTACAAGGGAGAACCCATATACTACTAACACCGAAGTGAAAGGTGCTAGAGTAGGTGAGTGGTGTATTCATAAGGGAAAGCCCTATCAGCTTAGACAGGCTGATATCGACTGGGCAAACGGCAAGCGTCCGGCAGCTACTACAAAACCTGCTACTACAAAACCTGCTACTACAAAACCTGCTACTACAAAACCTGCTACTACAAAACCAGCAGCTACACCACAGATGCAGGGTAAACAAATAGTACAGCTAAAACGTACCAATGACTGGAGAACGCTGCACAAGCTGCGTAAGGCTGGTATACCTGTGGTTGACAGAGGTGATTTTTACGAGACAGACCGTGCTATCTACATGAAGCCTAAGAAAGAAAACGGTCGTGTCATCACATCCATAAACGACACAAATGCACGCAAAAGCCACTTTGTGCGTAACAGAAATGGCAAAGGTGGACAGTGGGTCGATTATACACCGGAAGAGATGGCTCAGCGTGGAAAAACAGCTGAGGATGAGGTGCTTGCAGCACGCTCAGGCACACCGTTACAGACTATTAAGCCGAATGGACAGTTTGTCGATTCTGCCGATGATGTCAAAGGAAACAAGTTGAATCCAAATATACTTGCTGGTGTACAGGCAGGTGAACTTGGAAGAGGTTGAATAGTATGCTGAAAAAGAAACCTGTAAATCCATTTGAAGAGCAGGACAAACTACTGGAGGCCAGCAAGCAGCGTTATGCTACTCTCAGGTCTTCTGCTGAGCAGAAAAAATTGGATGATGCTTGGAGAAAGAAGCAGAATGATATTAAAAACAGGAGAGTGACTGCATGGTATAGCGTGCCACAGGACACCGAAACCCTCGCTGCTCTTGAGAAGGAGTGGAATGATGCAGAGACGGAGTACAAGCAGAACCTTGCTAAGGCACAGGATTTGAACACATATTATGCGGAGATACCTGGTGCTATGCAGGAAGGTGGCGAGCACAGTGATGTATGGGCACAGACTGCCCCTAATGCAAAGCCAGCTGCTGACAACACAAAGCCTGCTGACAACACAAAGCCTGCTGACAACACGAAGCCTGCTGATAACACGAAGCCTGCTGATAACAAAGCCCCTGCCACCAATGCAGAACCCAAGGAAAATGAAAATGCTATACAAGGTAGGGACGGCAACAATACCGCCAGCAACAAGGCAGGAACAGAGGACTCTGACGCATCCGATGCTAAGAAGGAAAAAGAGCAGGCGGGTAACACGTCACTGTACACAGGATTATCCACATATCTCGCTGCCAAAGCCACGCCGGGTGGTGCTGCCATGGCACCGAACGAAGACCATCTCCGTGAGCAGGCTGTCATGCATGACAAGCAGTCAGGCGACGAGCAGAAAAACGCCCAGCGCAACTTCCAGACAGCCTACCGTGACTATCGTGTCGAGGCTGAGAAAAATGCGGCATCACAGGCTGCTTCCAAGAACGCCCAGATATGGCACAATATTGGTAATGCTTCTGCCGGAGCCGCTGCTCTTGAGCGTGGTGTCGAGGATGCCGACTACAATACGCATATGGCACGCTCTGATGCCGCACACAAAGAAGGTGTGCTCGACCAGCGCGAGATGTGGGGAGCAAGGCAGACTGCCGAGGAGGAGCGTGCAAATGCCAACAAGGAGAATCATGACTACCTTGAGCAGAATCTGTACAACTCACAGGCTGATACTTTGTCGAAAGGTGGCAAGCCTGACATAGTAATAAATAACAATGGCAATCAGAACACACAGCCACAACAGCCTCAGCAGCAACCACAGCAGCAACCACAACAGCAACCACAACAGCCTATTAAGGGTGACTTGCATAAGCTACTGAACTACATAACCTACTCACGGTCTAAGCCTGAGATATGGAACAGGCTTGTGCAGAGGCACCAGGACTTGAATGAGGACGACAAGAAGCTCTATGCATATCTTGGTTCGCCGCCACCATTGAGTGCTAACCAGCTGTCTCGCAACAACACGGACGAGTCTGTCCCGGAACTTGCTGCGGCCAACGTGGAGCCATACAAGAAATTCTGGAACTTCTACATGCAGAAGCAGAACGAAAGCGGCAACAGAAAAGGTACGCAGGATGAGAATGGCAACTGGGTGGGCCATGAGAATGCGAGCAGCCGTAAAGACCTTGAGCGTTATGATAGTACACAGGCGGAAGTGCAAGACCCTGCTGTGCCTGAAAAAGGTAGTAATGACACAGGTTCTGACGCTAGAATCAAGAATATCATAGCGTCCATGACACCCTACTATAATAGGGGAACTTTGTCTGATAATAGATTGAAAAATATAGTTGCGTCATTAGGCGTGTTATTTAATAGGAGATAGTGACATGGGAGCGGAAGCCGTATTCATAAAGATTGCAGAGCAGATACTAGTTAGTGAACTTAAAAATCCAGATTCTGCTTTACGTAAGAAGTTTGACACCATGGTGAAGGAAAAAGGTGGTGATATACTCGGAAAAGTATTTGGTATGGAAGGCACGAGTGGCTCAGGTGGCTCAGGTGGCTCAGGTGGCTCAGGTGGCTTTGAAGAAGACCACAGCCAGGACGAGGCAGACAGATATAAGCGTAAAGGTTGGCAGGTAGCTTTGGACAATGCTCTTCCAGCAGCTGCTACAACTATTGAAACGCTAGGTGACATAGCCAACAGCAGACGCTCGTATCTTGGTGATGCATTACTTGCTGTCAGTCGTGCACAAAGTGACCCTATACAGCGTTTTAATGGTGCCACGATTGCTAGAGCCGCTGGTCTCAAGTCTAAAGGAGATACTATTAAACTTGGCACAGGTGGTGCTTCAAAAATCATTCGTGATGTATCTGCTGACTTGAAACGTGGCCGTGAACAGGATAAGCAGTATGATGTACTTGTTAAGCACAGGCCTCAGTCTGGGTTCTATGAGTCACAGCGCAAGCTCAATCAGTATAACCCTGACCATTCGACAGATGGACAACCATATGAATCAGAAATGGGTAGACCAGATGATAAGAGTCGTACTGACTTAGGAGATTAACATGAGCAGTGTACAGCCTACCGGTGATAATGATATATTTTCATTTGTTGAAGATGTATTCTTTAGTGTGCTTGACTCACCAGACATTTGGAAAGAGCTTATCAGCAAGGCTATTCCTTATGTTATATCTGATGAACGTCAGAAGCGTATAAAGACATTTGCTAATAAAAATGGGCCATTGACAGATGACGAGTTGAATGAGCTCGTATACACTTATGGTAAAGGTGAAGGAAACCTTGACCCAAGTGACATGGATAATTGGACTGATGATATGGTACAGGAATATGCTGACAACTTGCGAAATTTCTTGTATCAGTATAAGGAATCAGCCACATCAATTGACCCACGCATAGACCCCAATGAGTATCATAGGGGCCCTATGGCTCAGGATATTGAGAAGGTAGCACCCGACTGCGTTAAAGAAACACCTGAAGGTGTAAAAACTGTAGATGGCAACAGGCTTGCTCTTGTCAACGCCGGTGTAATAGGTGACTTGGCGAGACGGCTTATTGCTCTTGAGGACAAACTTGGAGTAGGAGGTAACTGACATGGCAGACACACCTAACTTGCCACCTGATGCTGACCAGCACCTGGCAGAAATGGAGAATAGACAGGCAGAGCTGAGTACTGACTCTAATATGCGTACAACAATTGGTAGCCCTGTATCTCCAAAGATGGACGCTCGTAACAGTGCTGCTAAAACACAGCAGAAGGCAGAGTCTCAGTATTCCCAGGATGATGCGCAAGCAGACTTGGACACACATGCTAATAGACAGACAGCCGTAGCTGACGAGTATACTATGTCACCTGAGCAGTGGTTCAAGATGTATGGCTATTGGAACTGGAACTTGCCAAAGCATAATCCAAACGGCAACCTTAACAATCGTTCATTTGGCAAGACACTTGGACTTTCAAGACTCGCTGATGCTCTTAACAACCAGCGGCATTGGCGTGCTGCACAGATTGGTAGACGGACAAATAGTGGCTTTGGTACACGTGAGTATACTCCTGGTTACTCTGAAAGATGGGAGCCTATTGAGACACAGGAAATGCGGCAGATGCGCGCCAACGAACGCATGGATGAAGCACAGCGTGGCAGGCAGATAAACCGTGCTGAGAATGTACAAGACTACCCTCTCGAGTTGCAGAAAATGTCTGACCAGTCACGTATGCGCTTGAATGAGCAGGTAACATCTTCATTAATTGAGCTTGAGCGTGCTTTCCAGAAAGGAACATATGGTGCTGAGTATGAGCAGTCATGGCAGAGTTTCTGGCAGAATTTTGTGACAGCATTTTCTACAGAGTTCCCTGTACAGGTTCGTACACAGATATTTAACAAGTTGTATAACATGGCTCCTTCAGCAAGGGAGCTGTTTATGGATGTAATGAGTATGGGTGGTAATCGTGACGACTATAGAAACATGCTCGATGACATGATGTGGTCACTTACTGGACAAGGCGTATCTCAAGGTGGCAGCTACTCTGGGTCTGCATTTAATGCGTTCAACACTGTCAATCAGACAGTTGACCAGAATAATAGACGCCTTGTGGATAAGCCATATAACATTGGCTATGACCAAACGCCTATAAACTAAGGAGTACCTATGCTTCAAGTAGATGTTAACCACTTTGCTTCAGATGCTCTTGAAGATGCAATGCGTCTTGCACAAACAAAAGCGCTGAACAGTTATACATTTTCTGATTGTCTCAACTTCTTGAATTATGCCTGGCGTGATATATACGACCGTATGGCCATGATTGACGACGGCTATTATGGTGTGAATGTCCGTTTGACAAAGGCACTCACAAAGCTGCCCAATTTTGTGAAAAATACTGTTCAGGTATATGCTGCACAGTCACCTGTTGGATATGACAGGCTTGTGTACCGTGAGGCTGGTACTACAGACCTCACTGCTTCTGGCGTGTACCGCATTAGTGGCACTGACCTGTACTGCCCGGATGCTCCAAGAAGAAGTGTCTGGTTGTACTATGTACCTGCTTGTCCTCAAGTGTTCTTTACACACCACAATAGAGACCCGAAGATGTATGACAACATGCTTGATGCAAACAACAATCCTGTGTGGGGACATGGTACAGTACGCAAAGTGATATACAACTTGTATATTATCAGAGGGTATGACGCTAATGATAATGAGGTGGATATTACTACTGCCACATCAGACGAGATACAGCAGATAGCAAAGTGGACGAAAGTGCATCGTGGCACAGCGTTCGAGGAAGATATAACAGATGTAGTCACAGCTGCTCCAATGCAGGACGATGACGACGGCAAGTGGAACATTTGCTATCTGTCTTGTGACTATCCGTACATATTTGTGACATATGTACATTCTATCACAGGTGAGCATTTGTCTGGATTCTTCGACCATGACGGACAGTTCTGTGTATATAATCCATTCGACTTCACAGGAAGAAATTCTGACGTGGAATATATTGACTGCAAATGGAATGACAAGACAGGCATGAGCGTGTTCATCAAGGACTATAACGACCTTGATGAAAATGAGCTTCCCAGGGTGAAGGAGCTTGGCTGGACACCTGATACGAGACTGAACTACCCAATACCTGAGATGTACCGTTACCTTGTTGCACGTCTTGCTGACAAGCTGTCTGCTTTGAATGAGTCAGACATAGCAGGTGTGCAGAAAGAGCTTGTCGAAGCGAAGTTTGCTTTCGAGGCGTTCCTCGACAGAGACAAATCTGCTTGGAAACGTATAACAAACGTAAACCCGGCCACTATAAGTGACTATTTATAAGGAGAATATACATGCCTACGAGAAGATATACTAGTTATAGACCAAAGAACACATTCCCGCCTGATGTAACAGAGCAGTCTGCTTCAAACGGTCAGCTGCAAAGAGCAGTTGTGTCTGCTACAAAAGACGTAGCAAAAGCTGCAAGTAATAATCAGACTCGTGGAAGAATAGCGCAGCTTAATAGGAAAATTGCAAATGACCAACTAGAGCATGACGACCTTACAAAGGATGCCTATGATTCCTTTAATCATGCTATAGATGATGATGGCGTTATTATTAATGACGATGCACAGAATGCTGCTTTGGTAGACACGAAACACGCACTTAATCGTCTTGATACAATGAAAAATGATGTTACCTACTATGCCAATAACAATCTTATAGATAAAGACAGCGCTGACGTGCTCAACGAACGTATTGATGATACTAAAGATATAGAGCATCAAATACGTGAAAAGATGAAAGAGGCTGAAGTTGAAGAGGATGAAGATGTAAATATAGGTAAGCACTACTATAATCATGGTAAGCAGGAAGACCTTACTAGAGTAAATGACTTAGCTAACAGGTTGTATAACAAAGATAGTAGCCAGTTGAATCCGAATGTAGTTGCTGCTCTTACTGGGAGGTTTATGTGATTGCTGAAAATCGTGAAAAGCCAGACAGCTCAAAAATAATAAAGCTGCTTGAAGACTTTATTCGGCAGGAAGTAGATATTAATACCTTGAATAACAGCAAGATAGCCGACGCTTTTAAGCAGCGGCTATCTATAAAAGCACAAGATATCAATATCAAGTATGGGCTTAACATGTCAGCTGACTTGTGCGAAAGGTATGCAGATGAAGCTCTAGATAGAGTGAAACAGAATGCAGCTACAAGAAGTAACAATGACATGCGTGGAAGGCATAGATTTGGACAAATAAATAATGCATAATTAATATATTTACATTTTGTTTGTATTTGGTATATATTTTATTTAATGGAGTGAATTATGGAATTACCCGAACTGCAAGAAGGTCTACAGAATATAGAGCAGGATGCAACAGCTTCTGATGCGATTGACCTGCCACCAGAAACAGAAACAAGTCCTGTCTCAGAAGCTCCGTGGGAGCTTAATGCTGACTCTATGCGTAACACTTTTGGTGCTTGGTATGGAAATGATGATAGACTGGGTGAGATGTTCCTTGCACAGTTGAGAGCGCACGGTGTGGACACAAAAGCTGCTACAGAAGCAATGCTTAGGGAATTGCTGTCAGGTCTTGTAGGAGATATAAATCTACTGCAGTCTAAGTTGTCAGGTTTCATATCTGAACTGTCTAAACAGTCACAGAAGACACAGGCCGTTGTTGATTCTGTACAGGCTGCTATCGACAATCAGAATCCAGATGCTGTGGCACTTAATATCAATCCGCCGTCTGCAGCGATGCCACAATTCAATGACCTTAACATTGACAGTGGTATGAACGGTGAAATGCCACCTGATACTGGAGCTGGTGCAGGTGAAATGCCACCTGATACTGGAGCTGGTGCAGGTGAAATGCCACCTGATACTGGAGCTGGTGCAGGTGAAATGCCACCTGATACTGGAGCTGGCTTACCTCCTGAAGAAAAACCAAGTGACAGGCGCATAAAAAACGTGCTTTCTGACGAGCGCTTGAAGAAAATAAAAGCAAAACTTCTAAGCAACAGAAAGCCGAAAGGAAAAAATATCAGCAGCAACATAATTGCTGCTTGTAGTAAGGGGTTTTAATATGGACACAAAAGGGATACTCACTCCAGGTCAGCTTAACGCGCTTCAAAAAATTAAAGATGCCTATGCTACAGGTGAGATAGACAACGATGACGATTATCTTGATAGGCTCACAGATTTTATGAACGATGAA